AGCTCAGTTGGCAAGTTGGAAAGAATATGTTGATGCAAACCCATTACACCTATTAAAGGATAGGATAGAATGGAAACCTACAGCTAAAGGAGGAATGTTACCTATGGTGATAGCTTCTATTGAGGCTCAAGGTAAGTTTGTACAAGAAACAATGAAAAACTACCTAGCTTTGTTAGAACAAGTAGACAAGTTACGTGAGAAAGAAGAGGCTAAGAAGATTGAGACACGTGGTGGTCAAGAACTTGGGTCTATGGCAGAAGAATTTTTAAAAGGTAGAGGATAATGCAACTACATAATATAGAATATAAGGATTGGTTCATCAATCAAGGAAGAATTCCAGATGAGAGTTCAGCAGAGTACAAAGAGTTCTTTAATTTCCATAAAGAGCTTTGTATGAATGGCTGTATGATGGATGGACAATACATAAATCCATTTCTATATTGGCATTTAAACATATGGCATACAGAGGTTGATACTATAGATGAATATGGTAGGATTAATCAGAAGTATGCAAACCCATTGTTACGTGATAACGAATGGTTAGTAACAAACGAAATAGACAGAGCACATAAAGAAAAGAAAGGCCTAGTTATACTAGGTATTAGACGTTTTGCTAAGTCTGTTATTGAGGCTTCTTACATTGGACAAGGAGCAACGTTTGATGAGAATAGTCAGAACATTATTGCAGGGCTGAATGCTCCCGATATAAAGCTGATTACAGATAAGATTGACAAAGGACTTAACTTCCTACCTAAAGCCTGGAGATGGCAGAGGGTTGAGGATAACTGGAAAAACCAGGTAACACTAGGGATTAAGACTAAGGCAGGAGAGAGAATACCCTTCTCTCAGATTCTTATTAGAAACTTAGATGGTGGTAACAATGAAGAGGCTATTGCAGGTACTAAACCTCGTAGACTTATTATTGATGAGATAGGTAAGGGATCGTTCTTACGTGGTCTTCAAGCTGCTATTCCTGGTTTCACTACACCATTTGGTTGGGGATGTTCTCCAATTCTTACAGGTACAGGTGGAGATATGAAGATGTTCATGGATGCAAAGAGCTTAATGTTCGATGTTGAGAACTTCAACTTTCTAGAATACAACAATGCAAAGGATGATAAGAGAGTTCACGGACTCTTTATATCACATAAATATAGAATGGAGGCCAAGGAAGAAAGTTCTCTTGGTGCTTTCTTAGAGAAACCAGAAAGTTCTTCTTTACATCAAGTGAAGATGATGGTATCTAATGAAGAGAAAGCTACAGAACTTACAAATTCCAATCTAGAGAAGCTTAAAAAAGCTGGTGATAGAATGGCCTATCTTAAAGAGAAGATGTACTATCCACAAGAAGTTGATGACATATTCTTGAATGAAGATACAAACATATTTGATATTGAATCAGCTAAACGTCAGAAGACCAGACTGTTAGCTCAAGAAAGAACAGGAACACCTGTTTATTTATATGATGATGGACAAGGAGTGAAGCATGAGTTTACAGATAAGCTTCCTATCACAAACTTTCCATTGAAGAATTCAGATGCAAAAGATGCACCTGTAGTGATATATGAATTTCCAGTAGCAGATCCTCCATATGGATTATATGTTGCAGGAGTTGACCCCTACAGACAAGGTAAGTCTGCATACTCAAGTTCATTAGGATCTGTATACATATATAAACGTATGCATGCTATATCTGGAGAGAAGTATCAAGACATGTTTGTAGCTAGCTATTGTGCTAGACCAGACAAGAAAGAAACGTGGGAAGAACAAGCTCGCTACCTCATCAAGTATTATAATGCTAGAACTCTATGTGAGAATGATGAGATTTCGTTCATTGACTACATGATAGCCAAGGGCGATAGTCATTATTTAGAAAGACAACCAGACTGGTTAAAAGAAATAGTTCCTAACACTACAGTGAGAAGGGACTTTGGTATACATAGATCATCTGAAAAGATTAGAGACTTCTTACATGGATGTCTTAAGAAGTATACAGAAGAGGCTGTGCATGTAGAGAAAGATGATGATGGTAACATCGTATCTGAAATAAAAGGTATGTCAAAGATATTTGACCCTGTGTTGTTAGAGGAGATGATCCAGTATAATGAACAAGGTAACTTTGACCGTATTATTGCTGCAGAATTAGCTGTAGCACTAGCCATGAAACTAGATCCTATAATGGGTAAGATAGGTGGAGAGGAAGATTCAAGAATTAAATCAATGTTCGTAAAGAATAAAAAGAATACACTGTTCACCGAGAGCAGAACAATGTTTAACACACCAAAAAATAAATTGTTTAGATAATGGCAATAATTAGATATACAAAAGATGCAACGATCAGATATGCATACTTAAACATCTTCCCTGATCAGTTTAAGACAGAGAAGGAGAAACAAGATGAGAGTTGGATCAAGAATACAATGGACTACTTTGCAAACAAAGCATATGCTGAGTATGTAAAGAACAGAGATACATTTGTAAAGAATTACGATCTTATGAAAGGAATCTTACGTATGGAGGATTTCTACCAAGAACCAGAAGTGAGAAGCTTTACTGATGTGCTTACAGCAGATCTTGAACTTCCTTCTTATGTAAAGATGTATTCTATTATTACCACTCCTGTTAATGAGTTGGTAGGAGAGATTTCTAAACGTCCTGATACATATAGAGTTAAAGCTTTTGATGATGATAGTAGAGCAGAAGAACTACAATTCAAAACAGATACGTTACAGCAATATGTAATGAGTCAAGCTAAACAACAAATCATGGCAAAAGCTGCAATGGAAGGAGTTGAAGTTCCTGAAGAGGAATTAGAACAACTTACAATGCAACAAGTTCAAGATGAGTTAGATAGCTATACATCTGTTGCTGAGAAATGGGCTAACCACGTTCTTACATGTCAGAAAGCTGAATTCAACTTAAAAGAAAAATCTGAAGATGCCTTCAGAGACATGCTTATATCAGCTAGAGAATTTTACCATATATATGAAGACAACTCGAAACTTGGTTTCAACATCGAAGTGGCTAACCCAAAGAACACTTGGTTTCTTACCACTCCTGATAGAAAGTGGATATCAGATCCCACAGGAAGAGCTCAGGGTGCTTATGCAGCTGGGACAGTACAAGTTATGGAGCTATCGGAGATCATTGAAAGCATTCCAGATCTTACTAAAGAGGAAATTGATCACTTACGAAGCTCTCTCCAAGACTACGGATTAATTAATGTTAGAGAATCCAATCTTGGTAATCCAGATGCTATTCCAGGACAAGACTCTGTAATGTATGATACGTATGATCCATTAGTGTTACAAACACGTATGATTATTGAATCAGAGATGAAAGAGAACAATGATGGACTTAAAGACTTCTTAGGGCTAACGTCTAACGTTAGTAGCTTTGGATATAAGTATGTTGTTGTACGTTCGTATTGGATCTCTAAAAGAAAGATAGGTAAGCTTATCTATATAGATGAGATGGGTAATGAGCAATCAACATTAGTTGATGAAACTTACAAATCAGGTACTATGCCTACTCAACAATCATTAGAATGGGGATGGGTTAATGAATGGTACCAAGGAACTAAGATTGGTCCAGACATCTATCATATCAAACCATTCAAGTTATTAAACTACTGTCCTATTATAGGAACAACATATGAGGTGAAGAATACAGAGGCTAAATCTCTTGTAGACTTAATGAAACCTTTCCAAGTGTTATATAACGTATGTATGAACCAATTGTACAAACTTCTTGAGAAAGAGGTAGGTAAGGTTCAACTGATGTCTATTAGACATATTCCTATTCCTAAAGATGGAGATGCACAAGATGCTCTTGATATATGGGAAATGGAAGCACGTAACAGAGGTGTGGTATTTGTTGATGACTCTCCAGAGAACTTAAAATCTCCTAGCTCATTCAACCAATATACATCATTAGATCTTACACGTACGCAAGAGATACAAGCTAGATACACATTAGCACAACAACTTAAAGCTGAGTGTTGGGAACTTGTAGGTATGTCTAGACAACGTATGGGATCTGTAGCAGCATCAGAAAGTGCTACAGGTACTAACACTGCTATACAACAAAGTTATTCTCAGACAGAGCCTTTATTCATTGCACACGAATATGTTATGGGACAACTGTACCAAGCTATTATAGATGCTGCATTATATGTAGAGAGTGCTAAACCACAATCTACATTATCATATATTACATCTGAAGGAGAATCTGCATTTGTACAAGTGAATGGATCAGATCTTAAATTCCGTGACTTAAAAGTGTTCTTAACTAATAGACCAGAAGATACACAAATGTTTAATGAGCTTCGTCAATTGGCACAACCTTTGATGCAGAATGGTGGATCATTATACGATGTTATCGAGCTTTATAGCACTAAGTCTATGAGAGAGATGAAGAAAACATTCAAAGAACTTAGAGACCAACAGATTGCTCAACAACAACAAGCTCAACAAATTGAACAACAAAAAGTTCAACAAGCTCAAGAAGCTATGCAAGCTCAAATACAATCTGCACAACAGTTACAACAAGAGAGACAAGCTCATGAAGATTATCAAAATGAACTTGATAGAATCAATAAGAAAGAAGTTGCTCTTATTAATGCATTGGGTAGAAATGAGAATGCAGCAGCTGATGTTGATGACTCAGGAATTGCAGATGCGTTAGAAGTGAGTAAACTTACAAATGACCAAGCTAGTGCTGCACAGAACTATCAAATAAAAATGCAAGAAATCCAATCTAAAATGAAGGATAGTAATGATAAGAAACAGATAGAACTAGAAAAAATTGCAGTGGCTAGAGAGAATATGCAGAACGATTTAGCAGTGGCTAAAGAGAATGCTAAAGGCAGAACTAACAAAAAAGGTTAAAAAAATTGCCCCTCTTGGGAGGGGTAAAACATATTAATGCTATATTATCTAGAAAATTGGATGATATAGATCAATAACACTTTGATATTAAATAGTGTTGTTATACTTTTACATTAAATAAACCAAACATAAATACAACTACATATGGCTGATAATTTAGAAACTATGGGTAACTTTAGTATCCAAGATACTATGGAAATGGGCATGGGTAATCAAGAGCTGTTACAAGACTTGTTTTCTCCTGAGACAGCATCTTCTAATCCTGATGATGTTCAACCTATTATTAAAAACGCAGATGCTCCTGCTGCACCAGATGCACCAGCAGTACCAAAAGGTAAGGACATTGTTCCTCCTAAAAGCGTTGATGGTAAAACAGATGAAGAGAAATTAGATGGACAATCAATGATTGCTGATTTCTTAAGTGATTCTGAGGAAGATGAAGATGATGATACACCTGCTCCAGCAAAACCTGCAAAACCTGCAGATAATGATGCTCCTGCAGACGATGATGCTGATGATAATGATGAACCACAAGGTACTCAATTCACTGCTCTTGCAAATGATCTTTATAAATTAGGAGTGTTTACTTCTGATGATGATGATGATCCACAACCAATTTCTACTGCAGAAGAGTTCTTAGAACGATTCAATGAAGAGAAGAAAAAAGGTGCAATCGAAACAGTTAACAATTTCATAGGGCAATTTGGTGAAGATTACCAAGAAGCTTTTGAGGCCATATTTGTAAAAGGAGTTAATCCTAAGGAGTATTTTGGTACATATAATGAAATAGTTAGCTTTGCTGAGATGGACCTTTCTGATGAAGGTAATCAAACTAGAATCATTAAACAAGCATTGTCTGATCAAGGATTTGATCCAGAAGATGTAGAAACAGAAGTTGAAAGACTTAAAAACTATGGTGACTTAGAAAGCGTAGCAACTAAACATCATAAAGTGCTGGTTAAAAAAGAAGCAGCCAAGTTACAACAAATGGAAGCTAAGTCTGAGGCTGAGTTACAACAAAAAGCTCAAATCAGAAATCAATATATAAACAATGTGCAAACCATCTTGCAAGAGAAGGTTAAATCAAAAGAGTTTGATGGTATTCCTATCAATCCAAAATTAGCAAGTGAACTACAAGACTTCTTATTAGTTGATAAGTGGAAAACTCCTTCAGGAGAAACTCTTACAGACTTTGATCGTGCTATTCTGGATATGAAGAGACCAGAGAACCATGCAATGAAAGTTAAGTTGGGTCTTCTTATGAAGATGTTAGAGAAAGATCCTACATTATCAACTATACAAAGAACAGGTGTGACTAAAAAGTCTAACCAATTGTTCGGAGAAGTTGCAAGACAAGTAGAAAAAGCTAAAACAAGCGGATCTACTGGTGGTTCAAAAACTAATCCTAATTCATGGTTCTTATAACAAAATAATTAATAATTAACAAAAACGAATAACAATGGCAATTCAAACAATCCCAGGGTTAACAGGTTTTACTTATGCTCGTGTAGCGTCTATGGACAAACGTGCTGTTGGAAAACTTACAGACTCAAATCACTTAGAGAGTTTTCACTCGACTGAGCCTGCAGATTATGATAAAAAGATTATCTCTTTATATACTCAGAGCTCATTGTACAGTAATGACTTCTTAGACATGATCAACAAAAGCACACCTTATTACATCGATAATAATAGTGATGCTTGGAAATGGCAAGTAGCTGTTCCTTACAAATTCCCAAAAATCATTGACATTCCTACGTCTACACAAGATTTAATTGATCTTGGTAAAACAGGTATTGATGGTCAAGAGTTCCAATTAGTATTAGATACTAACGAGTTCTCTAAAAATGCTATCATCTCTGTAGGTACACGTCAGTACGGTCCTAGATTCTACGTAATCAAAGATCCAGTGCCTTGGAATATGGGATTCTTGTACACATTTACATTAGTAACTGACAACCCAGTTGTTGATTACGTAAACCCTATCTTCTTACAGTATGGTGTTGAACTAGAATTAGTTGATGCTGCTATTGGTGAGTTTGATCAAGACTTATTAGGTCTTCCAAGATTAGGTGAGCAAATCACTATGTTCGAATCTTTAGGTTCTGCATATGGATATGAGCACAAAATCACAGAATGGGCTGATGACAAAATGATGAGAGATGCTTCTGGTAAACCATTAGATATCTTAGTGTATGCTCCACAAAGACGTAACCAATTACCTTTAACTCGTAATGATGTTAAATGGGAACCGTTCATCGAGTTCTGGATGCGTAAATCTATGTTAGAATTAAAAGTTAAACGTATGATCTGGGCTAAACCAGGTACAGTTAAAACTAACGGTTCTAAACAAGAATTGAAACGTACATCTGCTGGTGTTTACCACAGAATGAGAAACAATGGTAACTTAGTACAATACAACAGAGGTGAGTTCTCTGCTAACTTAATCCGTTCTGTATTTGGAGATTTATTCTACAGACGTGTGGACGTAAAAGATAGAAGTGTTAAAATGTATACTAATGAGGCTGGTTTTGACGTGTTCCAACAAGCTCTTAAAACAGATGCATTAAACTCTGGATTAACTTTCATGGCAGATTCTGGAAACAGATATATGCAAGGTGAAGGACAACATATCACTTACAACTTTGCATTTGATGCAATGGTAACTCGTGAGACTGGTAGAGTTGAATTGATCCACTTAAAAGAATTAGATTTACCACAAACTAACTTAGAGTTTGGACAAAACAAAAAATCTACTCCAGTATTTATGGTGTTTGATGTGTCTCCAATGTCTGATGGTTCAATGGTAAACAACATTAGAGAAGTACGTATGAAAGGTGCTCCTTCTATGACATGGGGTTATATTGATGGTACTCGTCACCACTTAGGTTTTGCTAAATCTCAAGGTATGAGTTCTGCTAACAAATTCCCAGGATACGAAATCTGGATGAAAGACAGATGTGATGTATTTATCGAAGATCTTTCTAGAACTGTGTTGATCGAGGAAATCCCACAATTCTAATAATAAAATTCCGAGAAGAATCCCCTCAACTCCTCTCCCTCCTACGAGGGGATGATTCTCAAACCTAGTGCCTAACTAAGCATTTGCCTTAGCACCTGCACTTAAAAAAAAGAATATGCTTAGTCAAGCCTCTTGTGTAAACAACGTAACTAAGTAAGAGTGATGGATTGGGGTGTCCCTGGTCGCTGCTCCCTTCAATGGGATCACTCTGCAAATCGTGTGGTAGAGCAGTTGGTTAGCTTGCTGGACTCATAATCCAGAGGTCGAAGGTTCGAGTCCTTCCCACGCAACTAAAATAAACCAAATTATTAAATAACTACATTATGGGTAAAACAGGCAAAATTTCTACTATCAAGAGAGAATATAACAGTTCTCAGTTACAAACAATGGATAGTGGGTTAGCACAAAAAGGAATGACAAGAATCCCTGGTACAGGTGTATTCAAATATCCTTACAAGGAATTAGATGGTAAGTACAGAACAGGACTTGATCCAGATGCTGCTTACATTAAACGTATCAAAGATGATACTGAAAGAGAACTTGAAATTGAGAGAGTAACTGCTCTTAGAATAAAACTTGAGAATGAGATAGGTGATATTGATTTAGGACCACGTTCTAAATTCTGGAACTATGGTTTATCTACTTCACCAGATGATCAGACTCACGTACAAGCAGTTAAATTAATGGATGGTGATAACTATTTTGATTTAGCAAATGCTTTCCAAGAAATAGCCTTTTCATGGTTGAGAGTACATCCTACTATTGCATCTTCTTACCAAGCATGGGAAAGAGGAGAATATCCAGCAGATACACAGTTTTATGTGGTAGATGATGAGATTGAAAATGCAGTGATCTTCAAGAAAAAACAATTGATCAACAAAGCAATTGTTAAGTTTGATTCAATGACTCCTGAGAAGAAACGTAAAGTTGCAAGACTTTTAGGTCTTCCAGTATCAGAAGATTCAAAAGAAGAGGTTGTATACAACTTAGTAGATAATGTATTGAAACAAACAGAATTCAAGAATGGTAAGTATTCAGGATTGAATCCAGTTGAAGTGTTCAATAGATTTGCTGACATGAAAGAAAGTTTACTCCATATTAAAGATTTAGTAAAACAAGCTGTTGCACACTCTATCTACAGAATCAAACCTAATGGTAAAGTTTATGAAGGTGAGTTTGAGATAGCTAAAGATGAGGAAGACTTAATTAAATTCCTTGCTGATGATGATAACCAAGATGAGTTATTAGTATTAGAAGGCAAATTAAAAACTAAAAAACTAGCTTCTGTATAAGGAGCTAGTTTAAAAATATAAAAGAATATGATACCAGTAGATAGTTTATTATATAAGATCGATCAGAAACTAAATAAGCTATCAACTAATGAGCACCAACAGATTCAGTTAGAAGACAAGATCTTAGCTTTGAATGAGGCTCAGATTAAGTTGATAAAACAAAAGATCGATGGGATTAGTACTTCTAGTCAATTAGGTCAAGATGCATTTAAAAAGCGTTATGAAGACTTACAAAGTCTTATAATGAATTATAATCATCAACCTTTAGATCTTACATTAAAGAATGCTGAATTGAATCAATGGTGTACATACGTACATGAACTTACTCCACAATATATGTTCTATATAGATTCATATATATTGGCAGATAAAGGAAGATGCAAGGATAGAAAGATTTGGATCAATCGAGATCTTGCAAAACATGGTGATCTTCAGTTTATATTAAACAATGATCATTATAGACCAAGTTTTGAATATCAAGAAACATTCAACTCTTTGTCATCAGATGAGATAAGTTACTTCACAGATGGTACATTTATCCCAACTAAAGTTTACATGATGTACATGAGATATCCAATGTATATAAATAAAGCAGGATATATTATGTTAGATGGAACTCCATCATTTGATCAAGATTGTGAACTTGAATTATATTTAGAGGATGAATTGTTAGACTTAACAGTACAAAATCTAGCAATGTATACTGAAAACCAATCTGCAGTACAAAATGCAGCTTACAGAATACAAACAAATGAATAAACTTTATTAACATTTAAAATAAATTAAAATGGCTGATTTTTCATTAACCACGTTATTCGTGGTTCCAGTAGGGCAAACTGCACTCCCTAGCTCTGGCTCAACACAAAACTTGACTGCAGGACAAGTTGGTATTTTCAAAAGCGATTATTCAGTAGCTACTGCTTTGAACATTGCTGCATCTCCTTACTTCTATGTGGCGCAAGGTAGAACAAATACTTATTTACAGGGATCTAAAAGATCTGACAAGATCAAAGGATGCCCTTCAGGATCTGGTTGTAACTCAAATGTAACAGAATGGTACAAAGTATCAGGATGTCCTACAGCTGCAAACCAAATTACTGATGTAACTGATTTCACTGTACAATGTGGAGAGATCATCACGTTAACTTTACGTGCTCACTCTTCTTACATTGATACATTGTATTTCAATGGTTTCACTCGTTCAGTAACTGTTCAAGCTCCATGTTGTAATTGTGATGACAATCCATGTGCTGATGTAGATCCTTCTATCATCATCGATGACTTGATCTATCAATTAAACTTAAAAGCTCCAGGAAACAACCCTGATAACATTTCTTTCTCTACATTCTATACATTTGAAAATGTAGGTGGAACTATCTTACGTATTACAGGAAAACCATTAACTAAATATGGTCAACCTTGTGATATCGCAGCGTTCCCTTTTGAATATGACAGAATGTATTTCAGAACATTTGTATACGCAGGTCCAGCTACTACTGCTGACTTTATCGTAGCAGATGCTTGTAACTTTGTTGCTGAGCCAATCATCATTCAACGTGCTTCTTATGCTTCAGGACAGTCTGCAGAAATTGCTCAATTAGAGAAAAACTTCTACAGCTACCAAGCAGGTTACTTGAAACATTTATATAGAATGAATGGATACAACGAGAACTTCGAATCTTGGGTATCTGATGGTGCTACTTATGATACATACTACATTAGATTTAATGAGTATAACAAATCTGAGTACCAATGGGGTGATTACATCATGGAAGATTCTACTGTAATCATTGCTGCTCCAAATGCTGCTTCACAAACTGGTGGTGCTACAATTGCTGCAGATATCGAAGAAGTATTAGTAGCTGCTTTAGGTGCTGTTGTTGATAACAATACTTGTATCACTACAACTACTACAACAACTGCTGTAGCTCCTACAACTACAACAACTACTACTGTCATAGTTAACCCTTAAGAAGTAGTAAAACTTAAACAATAACCTATGCCAGGGGATAGAGGATAACTCCAATCCTCTGGCATATTTATTTAAAAAAAACAACATGGCAAACTTACAATTAGATATATTAGTAGTTCCTACTTATAGTGTACTTACAATTGGTATTGCAGATGCTTCTGTGTATCCTACAAATCCTCCAGTGGTGTCCGCACCATCTATTGAGATTGATATTCCTGGATTTGGAACTAAAATATTACCTTTTGTTCCTGGTGAAATCAATGTATTTACATCATCTAATTTGGGAATAACAGCTGTTGGTTGTAATCAACCTCTTCCTGATGGAATATATAGAATCAAGTATTCTGTTGCTCCTGCATATGCAAACTATGTAGAGAAAACAATATTACGTGTTGACAGACTTCAAGAGAAGTTTGATGATGCGTTTTTACAATTAAATATGATGGAGTGCGACAGAGCACTTAAAACACAGTCTAGTGTACAATTAAATACAATCAACTTCTTTATTCAAGGAGCGATTGCAGCAGCTAACAACTGCGCAGAATTTGAATCCAACACATTATATGCTCAGGCAGATAATATGTTAAATAGCTTTTTAAAAACCAATTGTGGTTGTTCAGGTAACAACTACTTACTAAACTTTTATTAATTATGGCACAATGTACTTCATGCGGAGCTAAAGTAGGATGTGGATGTCAATTGACTGGTGGGCTATGTGCACACTGCGCATCTAAAGTTCAAAAATAAAAAAACCTGACTTATGTTATCACCAAGACTAACAAATTGCCCAGAATGTGCTAACATTCCTTCTTTACTTAAAAAAATAGATTGCAAGTTAGCAGAGCTTGGCAATAATTTGTACAACAATATTTCATATATGTTGAACAAACCTGTTCCTTCTAGTGACATACTTCAGCTGATAGGGTATAGAAGAATACTTATGTATAAGTATTGCAATCCTAGTTATGTAGAAAAATACTCTGTTCAAATGATTGCTAGTAGAGTGATTCGTTTGACAGCAGGGTGTGTTAGTAGATGTAATGAATTAGAACGTTGTTTAGAGGAGCCTTGTGACATTAAAATTGTACCAAATCCTACAACAACTAGTACAAGTACACTTGCACCTATTACAACAACAACAAGCACCACTGTTACACCTACTAGTACTACAACTAGTACAAGTTCAAGTTCTACTAGCACAACTACTAGTTCAACTAGTTCTACAACATCAACAACAACAAGTACCACTACAGGAATACCGTTCTGTGTAACAGAATGTCTTCCTTTATTTAGTAGAGGTAATGGTGTATTTATATACAAAGATAATTCTATAATTGATTTAACTTCACAAATTACAGGACCTGTTGGTATAACTGGAGATATTGCAAACACTTTAAATAAATTATGGTTATATAATTCAGTAGATATTTCTGAATATGATATAACTAGTTTCTGTCCATTTGCAGCTACATACAATAAAAATATAGATTTATTATCTGGAACATTTGGTTCAGGTATGACATCTATTGATGATGTTACATTAGTTGGATCTATAGGAACTAACATTGTTGAAATTGATGTAGCTACTACAACTGCAGGAATAACTGTTAAATTCCCAATGCCTACAAATAGAGATATATCAGGAGACTTAATTTATACTACAGCAAATCAATTAGTTTGTTCTTATGTAGATAATATAACAAGTGATACGTATATAACTATACATGATTATTCTACAGGAGCAATTCTTTTAGATATTAATATTTCTTCAATAACTGATCCATGGGGATTATATATAGATACAAGTACAGGGATATTACATGTTTGTGATAACACTGGTCAAATATTTAGTCTTGATTTAGATACAGAAGTATTAGCTCTTGCTTATAGTGTAGGTCAAAGTTTAAATGGTGCATCACAAGCTCCAGAATGCGCTGCACTAAATCCTATTCCTACAACTACAACAACAACAACAATAGTTTAAACCTTTTAAAATAAAATAATATGTCCAATTGCTCAAATTGTTATAACGGATGTACAGAGATTGTCTCTGATAGATGTGTTAAATATACAGGAATAGATGTTCCTGTCCTAGGAATCCAAACAGGTGATTCATTATCATTTGTAGAACAAGCATTGATTACATTCCTTACATCTACATTAGATGGTACAGGAGTAAAGATTAATATTGATCCTGCAATAATATGTAACCTTGTACAACAATATCTTCCTACATGTAAAGATCTTTCTATTGTAGATATATCAAAAGCTCTTATAGAAGCTGCTTGTGATCTTCAAGAACAAGTAGATATCATTAAAGCAGATCTTGCTACATTGAATGCTGATTATACAATTGGATGTTTGACAGGTGTTACAGCTTCTTCAGATACACATGCTATTGTACAAGCTGTAATTAATACATTATGTGCATTAAAAGTTAATTTTGATCTTCTTGTTGCTAGTCTTCCTAATACTTATGTTAGTATTGCTGACATAGACACATATATACAAACATATTTGGATAACACTTACAATTCAAATGTGTATAGTTCAAGAATGGTTCCATATGCTGTTGTAGCTTATTACGGTCCTTTAACAAACTTTGATTCTACAGGAGCAGGTACTGGAGATTGGAACAAAATTTATTTATGTAATGGTAACAATGGAACTCCTGACTTAAGAGGAAGAACTATTGTTGGTGCTATTAATGGTGTTCCTGGACCAACTATGAACCCAGCTGTAGATCCAGCAGTTCCTGGAAATCCTAATTATTCATTAGGAAATGTAGCAGGAGTAAATCAAGTTACTCTTAGTCTTTCAGAAATGCCTGATCATAATCATGGTATAGTAACTGTTGTTTCAACAGATGTTACAGATCCTGGACATGCTCACACTTTTCAAGGAGTTACCAACTCTTCTGGAGATGGTAATGGTGGTAGACAGTCTGTACCAACAACTAGAACTACAGATGCTGCTTTAACAGGAATTACTGTTGATGTAACAGTTGATGTAACTTGTCAAAATAATGGAGGTGGACTTCCTCATACAAACATACAACCAGTAAACGCTGCTTATTGGATTATATACTTACCTTAATAAATCATCAAGATGGCATATCCTTTTTTACCAGTTAATCCTTGCTGCACAGATGTAGTTTTGAATACTCCTTGTGGATGTAGTTCTACAATCACTAATAGTGGTTGTAATAACAACAATCCATGTAGTACTCATTTAACTGCATCTAGCACTATTGTATATGATGGTCCTGTACTTCCATGTATAGTGGCTGAACCATGTGATACATTAAATGTAATCTTACAGAAGATAGATGAGATTATTTGTAATTTATTAACACAGATAAACTATTTAACTAATCAAGTTACTAATATTACTAATCAAATCATCACTATTAATGGTGATATAATTAATATATATAACACATTAGGTGAATGTTGTGGTGCAACTACTACAACCACATCTACTACTACAGCAGCTCCTTGTGAGAGTTTCTCTTTAGATAACACTGGACCTGATCCTGTAGCTATTATTATTACTGATTGTATTACAGGAGAACAAGAAGCTATTGTATTATTGCCAGGAGAAACAGATATTTGTGTAGAAACAGATAGTCCTCTAACTGTTCCAGGTACAGTAATTGTTACACCAAATGGTCCTTGTGGTCCTACAACTACTACCACTTCATCAACTAGTAGTACAACTACCACTAGTACAACAGCTATTCCTTGTGAATGTTTAACATTCTATAACAATGATGTTAGTGCTCATACTATTTCTTACACTGATTGTTCTGGTTCAATTAGTAGACCTATATTTATTGACTCTCATCAAACTATTCAAGTTTGTGGATCTAACGGATTTGCTAGTGATCCTTTTGTAACAATCACTATTGGTGCAAATTGTATTGATGGATCGTGTCCAGCAGAACCTACAACTACCACTACAACTACTGTAGCTGTATGTAATTGTTATGATACTGAAATTACTATATTATCAGAAACATTAGCTGTTACAGATAATAATCAAATTGTAGTGTTATATAATGATTGTTTTGGTAATCCATACATTGATACATATGATACACCAGGTGTTTATTCAATAGGTTGTGTAGATTATGTTGTAGGAATACTTACATTAGTAATAATTGATGGTATAGAACAAAATCTTGCTATTCCAATTTCAACAGGAGCTCCTTGTTGTGATATAACAACAACTACTACTACAAGTTCAAGTAGTAGCACAACAACTACCACTACTACATTACCTTGTAGCTGTGTAGATATAATTATTAGTCAAGATGATCTTGATGATGCTACAGGAAACACTATAGCTTTCTTTAATGGTAAAGTTAATTTGTTCCCAAGTAAAGATGCTTTATGTGCAGGTGGTAATCTTGATGATTATTATTCAGTTGCAGGAACATACACACATTGTTTGACAGGAGAAGCAATTTCTACAATTGCATTAACTTATGTAAAAAATGATGAAATAGTAACTAGTGTTCAGAGTCAGATTGTTAATTTAGATAGTCCTTGTTTGGTTGATGGTGAATGTATTCCAACTACAACTACTACTAGTAGTACTTCCACAACTACTAGTACTTCAAGCAGTACAACAACTACAACTACCACTGTTCCTTCTATAAGTCCTAGTTCAGCAGAATGGCAAGCTAGTACTGGTGGTAATGGATGTGCACCTGGAGATTATCCAGCCACTATATCAAATATTCCTCTTCCTGGAAATTTTACTACTATGTTTTTTCCAGTAATTTTATGGAGCGATATTGAATATGTAGAGATTGTAAGTGTTACGCCTGTTGCAGGATTTGAAGTTAAATATAACGGAGTTGTTCTTACACCTGGTACTCAATTAGTTCCTACATCAGCTTTTGCTTGGGTGAATAGTATGACAATGACAAGAGATAGTTTTGATTGTACTAACACTTTTGAAGAATGGGAAGTTAAAATAAAACTATACGGATATACTGAGTTAACAAACACTACAACTTTTAATACAGGTTTTGTTCAAACTCTTTGTCCTGATTGTACAACCACAACAACAACAACTTTAATCCCAGGATAATATGAGTTGCTCTCAAATAAATAACACAACAATATTAGGAACGAGTGCTGTCACATATGATGGCACTCCACTTCCTTGTACAGACGTGAATACATGCGATGGGTTAAATACCATCCTTTCTAAATTTGATGCAATTATATGTGATGTCAAATCTAATGTAGATATACTTACAGAAGAGATAATAGATATTACAGAGAATGTAATGATCATAACTGAAGATGTAATTAACATATATAATCAGTTAGGTGTATGTTGTCCTACAACAACCACTACTTCATCATCAACTTCAACATCTACAACTAGTACAACAACAAGCACTACAACTATTCCTTGTAATTGTGTAACTTTCTATAATGGAAGCATTAGTGATCAAGAGATTTCATACATTGATTGTAATGGAGATCCTCAGTATGATTTAATAGATGTAGGTGTTACTAATAGTTATTGTGGATGTTGTGGAGAAGCACCTACTGTTGATGTAATTATTACAGATGGTCCTGCATGTATTTCAGAAGTTTGTCCAATTACTACTACTACAACTAGTTCTAGTACATCTACTAGCACTAGCACATCTACTTCAACTAGTACAAGTACATCTACTAGTACATCAACATCAACTAGTACCAGTACCTCAACAACTACTAGTACTACTACAGCTGAACCAACTACTACAACTACCACTACATTAGCATGTATATCTTATTCAGCAACTATAAGTACTGGAGTTGGAAATGTTAGTTGGACTGATTGTAATGGAGATCCTGGATTTGGTGAAGTTACTGTACTTGAACCTATTGCATTCTGTGCACAAGAAGGTACACCAACAAGTTCAACTCCAGATATTACTATAAGTAATGATGGGCCTTGTGTAAGTCCTGAAGGTGGATGTTACAGTATAACATTTAATCCTGAAACTGAATGTCCAGGTGATCCAGGTCATGTTCAAGTATCATATACAGAATGTAATGGAACTCAGGTTATAGCTCAAGTAATTAGTACAGGATCAACGTTTACCACTTGTGCATTAGTTGGAGGTAGTGAATTACAACCTGCATATGCTTGTGGAACAGGAACTATTACACTTGGTGATCCATGTATACAATTAGGTCTTATTTCACCATATTCTCAATTAACTGATGCTTGTCCTTTAGCACTAACAACTAATTGTTGGATAAGTGGTGTAGGAGAACCTAATGCAGGAGATGTTGTATATCTAGATGCTGCAATGACAACACTGTTCCCAGGTGATGGAGACTTTTATCATCTTACTTTATCAATATCATCTGGAATTACTTATAGTGTTAGAATTAATGAGTTTGGAGTAATTCAAGCTGCAGACTATACTATATGTCCTTAATAATAAAAACTAAAATCAATAACATATGACAGTATTAATAACATTAACAACAGCTGGAGCTGACTCAGGACCATTTAGTCTTTATTCAAATCTAGATGGATTTACAGCAGCTTTTGAATCAGGAGTAAGTAAAGCTTCTTTACTAGCAGGATATCCTTCTGCTTTAGTTCCTGATTATACAACAACAGTTAGAGTGAAATCAAATGGAGTGTGTGTAAATTATGTAGATATTTTGTTAGGAGCTACCACTACTACAACTTCTACAACAGTTGCACCAACCACCACAACTACTACAACTCTAACCCCACCGTAAGATAAAAACAAAAAATCTTGTTTTGTTGGTTTTACAAGATTTCTCCTCAAGATTTTTCTTGGGGAGTTTTTGTTTCTAATTAATTTAATTATAAATAATTACGCCTCTAACTAAAATTATTTGGAATATATCAAAACTATTATTTATCTTTACAATATTTTTTTAACTAATATGAGTTTATATGTCTGAAAATCAAAGCTTGTTACACCGATTAGAAGAGTTATTAAGTCAGAAGAAAAGTAAAAAATTCTACGCTGAGAAACTAGGGATAAGTGAATTTGAGGTCAATGAGCTCATGAAAGAACTTAGAGAAAAGGATACAGAAACTGTATCAACAAACTACACAGGAGAACGCAAAGTAAATGTTGAGAGAGGTACAATAGAAAGTACAATAGTCACAGACTTTGAACCTAAAGATGATATTGAATTAGCTAAGCTACATAAAATAAATCTAGACAAGTATGTGATTACAAACTACTGGTCTAAAATGTTACCAAGTGGGAAGTTTACTTCCTCTGTATTCTCAAAGAGAAAAGAAGCAAAAGATTACTCTCCTGAAGACTTTGCTAAGTTTTTAGAAAACTACAAACCAAATAATGTATCAATCACCAAAGTAGATCGTACTAATAGTAAAGACTACGTAGATGTAGAAATCTCTATATCTGATTATCACTTAGCTAAACGAACAGTTGATCACGATAATGATGTAACTACAAGAGCTTTAAGATATGTCACTGTGGCTCAGTCTTTGATTGATAAAGTAGAAGCTTGTTACAATATAAACACTGTTGTTCTTCCTATATCAAATGATTTCTTTCACACTGATAACTATCAACATCAAACTACAAATGGTACTCCACAGGACACTATAATGGATTATGCTGATGAGTATGAAGTAGGATTTGCTATTCTTGTAGATACAATCAACATGTTGAGAAAACATTCTAGCACTGTACAAGTAGTGTTGGTACAAGGAAATCACGACAGAACTAAATCTTTTTATCTAGCACATGCACTAGATGTATTTTTTAAAGATGCATTGGATGTAGAGTTTATCAGAGAGCATAGTGTTGTTAAAGGTTTGACATTAGGAAATACATTTATTGGATGGCATCATGGTAACTGTAAGATAGAAGATCTTCCATTATTATTTGCAACACATCCAAAATATAGTCATCAGTTCGGTGATGCTATTTATAGAGAAGTTCATACAGGTGATAAACATCACTATATGGCTAAAGAGGTTAAGGGAGTAAGAATACAACAAATGCCTAGCTTGTCAGGAACTGACAGATGGCACTTAGATAACAATTACGTACATTCAGTTAGAGCTGCCTTAGCATTAGTCTATGATCTTAATCTAGGTAAGATAGCTGAATTCGAAACAAGAATATAATTATGGCAACATTAAGAAAATTAGTATCAGATGTTAGAAGTGTCCACAAGATACTTTCTACAGATAGTCTTATTACGGATAGAGCTATTGCTTCTGAAATCAGAAACAACGCTCTATTACTTATAAAGAGAGAAACCAATTTGAGAAAACTTTGGGCTACTGATACATTGTTCACTACTATTCCTTGTTTAGAGATGGTAGAAGTACCTATCTCTGAATGTTGTAACTATGTAGACGATTGTACTATTGCTAGAACAAAACTTAAACTCCCACGTATATCAGAAGGTAATTACCAATATGTGATACAAGGAGTTTATTCTATTAATGCACTAGGTGGTACAGGAAAGAAGTTAAAAGAGATCTCTGTTAACAGATATATAAATCTGTTAAAGCTTCCTATAATTAAGAAAGAAGAATACTTCTGGATATCTAATGGATATCTGTATGTAAACAATCCATTGCTTAAATCAATTAGACTTGTAGCATTATTTGAAGAAGATGTAGAGAATGAAATTATGTATCCTGAGTGTGGATGTGGAACTCCAGAAAACACATTAGATGAGATATGTAAAAACCCATTAGATAAAGAATTTCCTCTTCCTGGGTATTTAGAACAGCAAACGTTAGAGCTTACATCTAAAAAATTACTATCTACATATTTTAATCTTAAGACAGATACTAGTGCAGAAGGAATAGATGGACAAGCACCAAACTCAAAAGCAACTAATTAATGAGAACAAAGATTGATTGGAGAAGCTCTAGTAAAGAAAACTACAATAAGTTTTGCAAAAACTACCCTTCTATAAAACTTACATATGATGAGTGGAGAAACATTCTTTACACATTCAATGAATCTTTTAAAGAATACATCTTAGAGACAGGGGATAGAGCAAAGCTACCTTATGGGTTTGGAGAGTTCTCAATCAATAAAAAGAAAAGAAGAAGGTTAAAAAATAATATAGATGGTAAAGAGTTTGTAAATTTACCAATCGATTGGCAGAAAACTAAAGAGAAAGGAAAGGTAATTTACAATTTTAATTACCATACAGAAGGATACTTCTTTGGATGGATGTGGTTTAAACAAACAGCACGATTTAAAAACTCTGACTTATGGTATTTCAAACCTTCTAGACTTACATCAAGATTATTATCACATTACATAAAAACCAACGACAAGTACCAAAATATTTACCGAGAATGGAAAAAATAACGAACTATGTCATACTACTATAAATACAATTTCATATCCCCAGAGCCTGTCTACTCAACTGTAAAAGAAGAACTGAAAAGTTATTTTGATACTGGTGCAGTAGATGATCTTTTGTTTCCTACTTACTTAGACAAAGCTTTAAGAAAGTTAGGGAGAACAACCTTTGTAATAAGTGAAGAAGTCTTATTTATAGAAGATTTTGAAGCTAGGCTTCCTGATAACTTTTATGCTGTAAGAGAAGCTTGGATGTGTACAGAAGTAGCAGGATATCCATATCAATCAGCTAACTCATTCTATTCACAAGCAGCTAATGCAACTACTATTCAAGTGGCTCCATTAACTATTGGAGGAACACCTTGTAATAGACCTGGTTGTCAAGATCCTGCTTGTAATGGTACATGTATGCCAACATTAGTTCAAGCTGTATACAAAACAAATAATACTGTGGCTAGAGGATTTACTCACGAGTATTTACTTAAGCCTGGTAATATATCTGCAAGACAAAACTGTGGAGTGGAGTATACTAACACATGGGACTTCTATGCTGAAGCTCCTCCTATCCATGAGTTCACTCCTGGTGCTGCTAGCTATGACTCATTTGATATCAGAGATAATAAGTTTGTAACCAATTTCAGAAATGGTGTTGTTCACTTGTTATTCTATGCTACAGAGTATGATGAGATAGGAAATCAATTGATTCCTGATAACTATCGTATTAGAGAGTATATAGAAGCATTTCTTAAGTTTAAAGTGTTTGAGACTTTAACTAATCAAACTAATGACGAAACTTTCAATCAGTTACAGCAGAAGTTGTTATATTACAAACAGATGTATGAAGAAGCTTACATCATGGCTGATATTGAAATTAAAAAACAAACTCCTTGGGAGAAACAAAGAAGAGTTAGAAACGATCTTAACAGATTTAATATGTACGAACTTCCTAACAGAACTAATCGTTATGGAAGAAGACGTAATAATTAATCATTATGGCTGAAGAAAAACAACAATCAAATATAAGACAAGAGTATAATAATGCTACTGTAGGACTGAACATGGATCAATCTGTTAATCAGATTAAACCAGGTACTCTTACATATGCATTAAATGCTGCTGTAGAAAACTTTGATGCAAACTCTGTTAACTATCAAAATGAACCAGGTAATGAATTATGTATCACTTTTCCTGATGGATACTCATTAATTGGAAATCATCTTATTACAGAACAAAACAAAAATATATTCTTCTTATCTAATTCTTTAACAGGAAAGAGTGAGATTGGATATATGGATAACAATGATTGTATCTACCGTAAATTGGTAAATGCTGATTGTTTAAACTTTAGTGTAGACTATCCAATTCATAAAGTAGTACACAGAATAACAAACTGTTCTACAGAGATATATTGGACAGATGGATTTAATCCAAGAAGATATATGGATATCGAAAACATTCCTTATGTCTTACAAATAGATACTAATCTTTGTGATGCTGTTGAAACAGATCAATTAGATTGTAATCAACTTAAGATACAACCTAATTTTTCAATTCCTACATTAAGTGTGGTAGATGTTCTAAGTGGAGGAGACCTTACATCAGGAACTTATCAATTTGCTATACAGTATTCAGATGCTCAAGGAAATGCTTATACATCATACTATTCTGTTACAAATCCAACACCTATTGCTAATCCACAGTTGACTACACCTGATTTTAGTTATCAAGTTGGAAAGTCTATTAAGATTAATATAAATGAGTTAGATTTAAGCGGACAGTTCAATTACTATAATCTTGCTGTAATTAAAACAATAAATTCAATTACATCAGCTGAACTAGTTGGAACTTTTTCTATTAAAGATACATATGATACAATTACTTACACAGGACAAAGTGTTGTGAATGTAACAGTTTCTATAAATGATATCTTTGAAAGATTTCCTTACTACGATATTGCTCAAGATCTTACAGCTGTACAAGATGTTCTTGTATGGGATCAGCTTACATCTATTGATAGAATAAACTATCAATCTATTGCTAATAGAATATCATTGAATTGGGAAACATATAGAATTCCCCCTAATGAAGATTATGCTGATGAATTGAATGCTACAAACTTACGTGGATATCTACGTGATGAAGTGTATGCATTTGAAATAGCATTCTTATTGAAGAATGGAAAACAAACAGATGGTTTCCATATTCCTGGTAGACTGAAAAATTATAATGAAGCTTTTCCAGATGTTCCAAATACAAATTCAGATTTTATAGGAGAACCAGATTATATTGATCCTGTTACAGGGATTGGATATAGTCCTTATTGGAAAATATATAATACAGCTTCTGTGACAGGGCCTGCAACAGGAGCACCTATTGGTAATGCTACACCATTTCAATATGGTGAATTTGCTTATTGGGAATCTGATTTAGAATATCCATGTAATGATTTATTGTGGGGAGACTTAGCAGGACAAAAAATTAGACATCATAAATTTCCAGATGTTCTTGTAAGTCCTATATATGAAAATCCTATATACACATTAGGTCCTGGATTTCAACCAGTAGTACAAGATAATGCTGTTTTTCCAATTGGTGTAAAGATTGACGTTGCTCAAATTAATTCATTAGTTCAAACATCTAATCTTACACAAGAACAAAAAACAGAGATTGTTGGATTCAAAATATTTAGAGGAGATAGAGCTACGAATAAATCTATTGTAGCTAAAGGAATGTTAAGAAACATTGGAGAGTATACAAGAAACAATCAAACGTTGTACTATCCAAACTATCCATACAATGATCTTCATGATGATCCTTTCTTATTAACGTCAAACAATGCATACACAGTTTTAGGACAAACAGAGGTATGGTTTGTTGAATGTAGAACAACAGGAAAATATGCTTACACAGATCCAGATACAGCAAGATACACTATAAAGGATATGCAAGCAGGAAAGAACTATGAGTTTTGTTCCTTAACACGTCCTACATTCTTAAGTGGATTAGCTTATATTGGTCCTGCAAATTATGATGTTGTATTAATCCCTGGAGCAACAATAACTTCTTGTTATGTTCCAAAAGCTAACACTAGATGGTCAGTTGCTAATAACCCATTAGAAAATTTAATATTTTGGCAAGCTGGTGCACTTTGTCCTTATTTAGTATTTGATCAATATGCTCGTAGATTAGATGTTGGTTCACTTCCTTATAATGGGACTTATGGAGGTGTGGCTTATGGATCAGTTACTCAACCATTTGAGGCTTGTGATAATGGAGTTTATCCATCAAATAGAAATCTAGGAAGAAGATCTAAAATAACATGTAACAAACCAGAACCTTTACCTATAACTGAAAATTCTAATAATACATATAGACAAATATTTAATTCTCCTGAAACATCATTTGGACAACCGTTCTTAGGTGATGTATTGAAACTTGAGAATGTAATGTTTGGTGGTGGTAGAGCTCATTTTGTTCCAGTTAAGAATAATGCTAAATATAGACTTCTTTCAAAAGAAGCTCAAGAAGATGCATTAGAGGCATCATTTAATATTGGTGGAACTAATGTAACTGCAACGTTCACTGCATATCAAGCATACTTACAAATATATGTTAATGGTATTACAAGAAAGAACTATGCTTATTCATTCAACTCTATAGCTAGTTACGATTATTCTTCAGAGATTGGTAACAATGTTACGTCAAATGGAATAACAGGAATAAAACAAAGACCTTTAGATTTAAAATCATATTTGATTCCTGGAGTTCAGAATATTGGTGACGATAAGAATATAAATAACTTTCAAAGAGAATCATCTGTATTTTTAAGAACGAAAGGTACTGAAGGAACTTATATTCCTGCACTACCTTATCCTGATAAAACTGCAACTTTACTATCTTCATCAGGAACACCTTTAATAACTGAAGTTTCAAGGTTTACGATTTCTACAAATGATTTGTGTGCAACTCCAGAAAAAGAGCAAGATATAAAAGTTGTTTCATACTATGCTTCTTTAAAAAATGTTGCACCTAGTCAATGGGGACAGATGTATACATATACAACAGTTGATACAGGATATCAAGCATTCTTTAATGCATCGATATATCCATCAGAAGTTTTCTTTGGAGGTGATACATTTATAAGTAGATTTGCATATAAAACTAAGCTTCCATTCTTTCTTGATAATAGAGTTGATGGTATAGATGATTCAGATATATTCTATGACGAGATTGGTAATGTTGCTTATCCAAAATACTGGCACTCTGCAAGAAGTATACTATCTTCATATGGTAGTATGACAAACATTGTAACAATCAAAGCACATAACTTTGACTGTCCTAATGATCCTGCAGTTATACCTAAAACTTTAGGTGGTCCTTCAGGTACATATAGAACATTCTATGATGGTTTCTTCTATTTATTTGCATACGGTATTCCTAATTTCTATTGTGAGACTTCTTACAACTTAGATCTTAGACAAGCATTTAATAATAAAGAAGGTGATTTCTGGCCACACGTATCTACAGGTATTCCTGATGATTGGGTTCAACAGACATATGTTCCTATTATACAAGATAATACATACTATTATAATACAACATATTCTAAGCAAAACAGAGAAACTCCTAATTCAAATCTTCCTAATGATTGGAGTAATATATGTTATACTAATTATCCATTTAGAACAATCTATTCAGATACACAAGCTGTAGATGCTGATAACAGAGTGAACAACTGGTTAACGTATAGAGCTCTTTCATATCATGATTTTCCACAAAACTATGGAAAACTAGTATCATTAGATGGAATTCAAAATAGAGCTATCTTAGCTAGATTTGAGAACAAGTCATTAATGTATAATAACTTATTGACAATTGATACAAGTAACCCACAGGCTGCATATGTAGGTAACCCTAATATGTTTAGTGCTCCTCCAATTGATTTTGCTGAAACAGATCTTGGATATGTAGGAAGTCAGAATAAGATGTTATTAAAGATTCCTCAAGGGCAAGTAACTGTTGATGCTAAACGTGGACAGATATTTCTTATATCAGGAACACAAGCTGTAGATCTTACAGGATTTGGTTCTGGTGTAAATAGATTTATGACAGACCATTTAGCATTTGAAATATTAAGATATTTTCCTAATGTTAATATAGATAACCATTTCAATGGTGTTGGTTTACATGGTGTATATGACAGTAAGTTTGATAGAGTGATGATTACCAAACTTGATTATATTCCTTTAAGTAAAGACATTAAGTATGATCCTGAAAAGAATGAGTTTTATGTAGAGACAATAGAATATATTACTGTTCCTACAACTACATCAACTACCACTCCTACACCTCCTAGTACAACAACTACAACAAGTAGTAGTACTACATCTACATCTACATCAACAACAACTAGTACTACCACAATAGTACCTTATCCAGTAGTTACTATTTGTAATCAAACTTGGACAAAATATAATTTAGATGTTACTACTTATAAAAATGGAGATACAATTCCACAAGCAAATAGTCAAGCTGAATTAATTAGTTATGCTGCAACAGGTACAGGATGTTGGTCTTATGTTAATTTTGACCCTTCAACTAATTCAACATATGGTAAGTTATATAACTTTTATGCAGTGACTGATCCAAGAGGGTTAGCTCCAAACGGTTATCATGTTCCAACACAATCTGAATGGATTACATTAATTGATTGCATGGGTGGTAATGGAGTTGCTGGTGGTAGAATGAAAGAAATTGGTATTTCGCATTGGGCTAGTCCAAATACAGGAGCTAGTAATACAAATGGATTTACAGCTCGTCCTGCAGGAACTAATATTAGTGAAGGATATGTTTTATATCCTCCTGCAAACATAGCACATTTTACATATTTCTGGTCATCTACACAATACGATAGTGCTCAGGGTAGACGTGTATTTTTAAGATGGGATAATGAACAAGCTTATCCTTCTTCATATACAGCTAAAGGAGATGGTAATTCAGTACGTTTAATAAAAAATTAATAATCATGAGTGAAGGAATTACAGTACCTGTAATAATAAGAACACCAGTTTATCTGAATGATCCAGAATTCTTCTGTAATAAATCTTGGACTATATCATTCAACTTTAATACTAAAAGTTGGGTGAGTTTCCATAGTTATATTCCTAATTTCTATATAGCAGAAAACAATTTCTTTTATTCAGGAATAAATGGATGTTGTACTGAAATAGATGGTCAGGGTGATTTTCAAGCATTGGTTGGAGAAATGGATAAAGTGATTGTTACTACTACAACCACAACACAATATTTCCCTCCAATACCAACTACTACTTCTACCACTACAGTGTTAGATTGTTCTTTGGCAGGTGTAGTGATTGAAACTTCTTGTGAATTAGAAGGTACAGGAATTATTACAGTTCCTCCAACTACCACTACTACACTTTGTGTTAAACCACCTGGATTATATTCAATGGATTTAGCTATTGGATATATAGATGATTTAGTTAGTCCTGGTGTATATGTTGATACAACATTAAGTTTATTAGATGTTTGTCTTTCTGTACCAACACTTAATGACTACTATGTAAATAATCCTCCAACTCTAACTGTTTACTTTATAGAAGGAGCTTTACAAACTTTTAATGTGTATGGGTATCCTGACGTAGGAGATATTATTTATACTGGATTTAATGAACCAGGATGTGCTGTTATTGCTGATGGATGGTACACTAGTGTAAGAGGTGATTTCCAAGATTATGTATATCATGTTGTAGGTGGAGTAGTTATTGAAATTGATAGTTGTAATCCAACCACAACAACCACAACTACTATTGCTATTACAACAACCACAACTACCATTCCTTAATATTATGACAACAAAGAACATAACAATAAAATTAACACAAGCTGGGAAGATAGCTGGTCCATTCATCATTACTGATGATTTTGGAGAAGTTCTTGCAGAGAATGTTTCTAAGATGCAATTAATAAGAGGAGTAACATATACCGTTGACTCAAAAGTTGATAGTATAACAATACAGTCTACTGGTGAGTGTAAATCTAAAAAAACTTTTCCACTAGTTAATTTTACTATTACAGACTTTGCTGAAGCTAAGTATACACAAACATTAACAGCTTGTTTGTGGAGACACTTAACAGATATTAGAATATACAATTACTTCTATGGAAACATAAGACCTTATGTAATTGAATATCCTTTTGCATATAAATATCAAGATGAGATATTACAGAATGTAAAAGACTATACTAAGGCATATGAATATCTTCCTATACCTGATGGTGTGTTCAATGATAATGTAAGAATAGAAACAAATGATAAATGGTTCAATAAAGCTATCCTATATAATGGACAGCAGAGTTCTGGAATACTAGAGCTTGTAGCTAAACCACTTCATAACTTACAGGCATACGGACAGTATCCAATATATAATACAGATAGTAAAACAATCACTTATACTAAGAGTGATAACTTCTATCAATACAATACATTCTGGGCTTTAGAGAAGAGTTCTCAAGTTCCATTATTTAGAGCATCATGTGAGTCTATGTCAATAGATAAAGTGGTGAATCAAGAGAACATGGATTATGGATTGAGAAGCTTTAAGAAAGCTACAATAAGAGCAAAAGAATTGAAGGTGAGACACATTCTTGATAACTCTGCAACAACACATTTAGTGTCTCAATTTATATTAACACCTGCACAAATATCATACAAATAATGGCAAAAGGTTGGTTAGATAATTACGGTAAACAAGAGAATTATAATGATTCTAAAACCTCTGTCCCTGAAGGATATGAAGGAGAAGGATATTCTATGAAAGGTAGAAACTATTCTCCTGCTTGGGGTGGACAGTTTCAAATGGGTGGATCTATCTATCCAGTTAACTATGTTCCTCAAGCACAGATGGGTGCTTCTATTCCAGGAACTCCAGGGTTTACATATGCACGTGTGGCAGGATCTGCTCCTGACAATGGTCCATACGCAAAAAAGACAATGGCTAGTGCAGAGAATGGTAATGTGATAAAAGATAATCTTGGTCAATGGGCTCATCCAGGAGAGATAACAAAAATAGATTCTCCATATATAACAATGCAAGGAGTACCTTATCCTGTATTAGGTATATCAGATATTGGAGATGTACAAATAATGTATCCAGAAGAAGAGTATGAATTTGATGGAGAGTCTGTTACAGAATATCCTATGGCTAAGAATGGATTGAGACAAGAACAAAAAGGTTTGGTCAATCTAGATCAATTAACTAACTTTACAAACTATAATACAAAACAACCAGGAGGCTGGTTAGATAAATATTAAAATATGAAAGCAGAATTCTTAAAACTTGCAGGTGTAAAATCTGAGAAAGCATTTTACAAAAAATATCCAACTGAAGCAGCATTCTTCAAAGCTCACCCAGAAGCTAAGAAATCAATTAAGAAAGCTCAGTCTGGTCTTACTGTTGATAAAAACAATAATGGTGTTCCTGATTATTTAGAAAACATGAATCCTAATGTTGGTAATATCATTCAATCACAGATGCAATCACCTGGTGTTAATGCTGGAATGTATACATCTACTCCATATCCTACTCCTGATTATAATAAGATGTACATGGGTATGTCTACAGCTGATGAACAATTGACACCACCAATTGATTACAATAAGCAATACATGAACATGTCTACAGCGGATGAGCAGTTAAAGCCACTAACAGAAGGTAACCAACCTAGTAATGCTAATGCAATGATTCAAGGAGGTATGAATATTTTTGGTGGACTTATGTCAGGCATCAATAAAAGAAAAGAGCAACAAAGACTATTAGATGATGAGTTAATCCCATGGGATAAAGCATTAGATGTTGTAAAGCGAGCTAAGATATCTAATCAGTTTGCTGAGAAACCAAAGAGAACTTGGATAAGACCTGATGATCAAAATCAGATATTTAATATAAATCAAATGTTTCCTGGTCAAGGAGTTGGAACTAATATCCTTTCAGCAAAGAATGGTGTTAGATTACAAGATGGAGGAATGATCGGTGGTAATCCAACAGAGATACAAAATACTTATGATGGAGGTATGGATATATATTCAGATCTTGAATACGAACCATTGTATGATGTAGATCAAGTTAAATCTTATAGATATGGTGGTGAAATCCCAAGTGCTCAATGGGGAGCATTTAGTCAAGGTGGTGAAGGATTTGGACAAAATACATATGGATCAATAACAAAAACTCTGTTTCCTAATAGTGGAGGAAGTGAGATAGGTAGTGCATTTGGTAGTATAGGAGGTCCAGGTGGTGCACTTATTGGAGGAATGCTTGGAGGAATGTTTGATAGATTACCTGGTAAAGTTGCAAGTGCTCAAAAAAGAATAGAAGGTGATCTTAAGGATATATCAGGAATGGATTATGCAGAAGGTGTACATGGTTACCTTGGTGGTATTGGAGTTGCTGAACATGGTGCTAATTTGAACCCACAAGTTATTACTGAATTTTCAGGAAACAATCTTAGATCACTTCTTGAATTAAGATCTGGTGGACATATGAAAGGATCTTATGTACAACCAAGTGAAAGAGCTTTAGATACATATGCATTAGGTGGACAACTTAAAACTACTTGGGGAGGTGAGATAGAAACTATTTCAGAAAATCCTTATGATGAAAGTGAAACTGTTTTATTTAGAGGGGCATCGCATGATGATGGTGGTATTGGTGTTAAGTATGGAGAAGGACCTCGTATGCAAGACTATGCTGAATATGGAACAAATGTTGCAGATGCTGATGTTGAGGTACAAGGCAATGAGCCTGCAAAAATTATGAATGGTGATTTAGTTGTTGCTGGAGGAATTAAAACTTCTAAAGAAGCAGCACAGTTTGCAGGGAATCCAAAGTTTGCAGGAAAGAAATATCAAAGTAACATCAAAGAGTTAGCAATGAAAGATGCTAAGATTATTTCAAAAAGAGATAAGTTAGCTGATGAGCTTGGTCAACATGATGATGATACTCCTTTTGGTATATTGAAAAAACAAGGAATTGAAAGAATGTTGAAAGGGTTTGATGACCAGTTAGCTATTAACAGTGATCAGTCTAAGAAGTTATTGATATATCAAAATCAAATAACTGATGAAGGAGATAGATTAAGTGAGGTGTATGGTAAAAAGGTTGATCCTAACTTCCTTGAGAAAGGTGAAATCAAGTTTGAAAAAGAAAGTGGTACAGCTAAAAATGGCAAAACTATGAAATTAAAAGAAGCAATGTTTGGAAGTTCTATTCCAAAAGCTCAAAATAGTAAAGTTATAAAAGGAAGAGGAGATAAATGGGATTATGTAAAAGCAGGTGAAACTGGTAATCCTTTATTTGATGACATGCAACGTTATGAAAATGAATGGGTTCCTTCTGTTAATGCTGCACTTTCAGATAAAGAAAGAGCAAAGAGAATGTTGAAATACATAGAAACATATTCTGGAGAAGGTTCTACTAATATCAAAAAAGCATTGAATAAAATTCCTAGTGAGGAAGGAAAAATAATGTTTTTACAACAACAAGGTACAAATAAAGAAGTGGGTCCTATACATAATGTTGTAGATGCTGCAATTAAGTTTACAGATCCATCAATGACTACTCCTTTAAAAGAACAACCTAAAACTGAAAAGAAAGAAAAAAAATCGTTTGAAACAGTTCCTTATAAAAGAAACATTGGTTTAGATATACTTGGTCAAGTACTTCCATATCTGAAACAACCTTATGATGAAGGAATTGACCCTTCACAGTTTGCTCCAGAGATCAATTCAATGATCAAGAATAAATTGGAAGAGGTCCCTATGCAACAGGTAACACCTTTCTTAGATGATGTTGTTGATATATCTTATCAAGACATATTGAATGAGAATGATTCTGATTTCTTAACAGCATTAAAAAATACTGATAATCCAGCAATGAAAGCTAATCTATTAGCACAGAAATATGCAGCTAATAGTAAAGTGTTAGGAGAACAATCTAGAGCTAATTTGTTATCAAGAAATGCAGTGTATAGTGGAAACAGAGCTAAGTTATTTGATGCACAAGTTAAGAATATAGGAGCAGCTGCTAATCAAGCTTATTTACAAGAGGTTGCTAAATCTAAAACAAAACAAGTTGATCAAGAAGCATTTAAATCTATTGTTGATAAACAACTTAAACATAAAGCAGATATAAGAAAATACAATACTTATAAAACATTGTTCCCTAACTATGGATTTGAAAGATCAGGTAAAGGAGTATTTGAAGGAGGATATAATCAATTCAATATACCATATGTGTATGGAGCTAATGGTAAACCTACGCATAAGATCATTAGAGATTCTAGTGGTAACGTTATTGGTTATGAACCAATTACTAAAGAGCAAGCTGCTGTTATACCATCATCATCAACTGGTCCTATTGTACCACCAGGTTCAGTTTCTTCTACAGAATACATTCCTGCAGACTACGCTCCTATTGATGAAGAAGAATATACTAATGAAGAATACATAGATCAAGTAGCTCCTAAAAAACTTGGAGGAAAGGTTAAAAAGAAATACTCACAAAGTTCAATTGTAAGAGCTTTTAAATAATAAATTTAATTATAAAACTTACGTAACGTGAAAGATTTATATTGCATTGTATAATTATTTCTGTTACATTTGCTAATCAATAAATATTATGGCAAGTTACACCGACTCAATACCTCAATTTAACCCTTACGTGCAACAGCTTCCAGTGGAAGCTATGGTTGCTGTTGGTATGGAAAAACAAAAACGCTATGATGAGGGCATACAAAAGATACAAACTAGTATTGATAACATTGCAGGATTAGATGTTGCTAATGATGTAGATAAAGCATATTTACAATCTAGACTTAATCAACTTGGTAATGATCTCAGAATAGTTGGTGCTGGTGATTTCTCTAACTTTCAGTTAGTTAATTCTGTTAATGGAATGACTAATCAGATTGTTAAAGATCCAACCATACAAAATGCTGTACACTCTACTGCGTATCTTAAGAAGCAACAAGCTAGAAAAGAAAAGGCCATACAAGAAGGTAAATCTTCTCCAGAGAATGAATGGTGGTTTAATAATGAAGTTAGTAATTATTTACAATCAACTACTCCTGGACAAAGTTTTAATGGTGAGTATATTGAGTATAAAGATGTAGATAAGAAACTTAGAGGTCTTGCTGGTGATTTACAAAAGGCTGGATATGATGTTTCTACTGATAACATTTGGGTAAGAGATAGTGCTGGAAAAGATGTATATTTCAATCCTGATGGAACTCAATCATCAGATGCTTCTAAAGGAGGTACTCGTAAATATGATATGGTTAAGCTCACTACAAAAATAAAAGGTATAGGGGCAGAAAAAATATTGAATAACTTTTACACTAGTCTTGATGAGGGAGATAAAAGACAATTAAATATTACAGCACAATACCATTACAAAGATTCCACTCCTATCACATTTCAGAATGATATTATTAAATCATACAATGAGAAGAAGAAAATATACTCTGAAGCTATTGTTGATGCCACTGTAAAATTAGCAACAGGTAATTACACTCCAGAACAAAAAACAGAACTTCAGAACCAAATAAACAAAGCAAAAGAACTTGTTTATGAAGGAGGATTTGATAAACAGATGAATGAAGATATGGCTGCTGTTGATACAGAAGCTGAATCATCTGCTTACAAATATAAAATCTATACACAAAAATATTTAACCAATCTTGCTAAAGATATTTCTAATGAAAGTAAGTCTATAGAGTATGGTACTAATCCAGGCTTCCAAGCTTTAATGGAGAAAAAGAAGTTTGAGTTTGATGTTCAGAAAGAAAGACAAAGAGAAAAAGAATGGCAAGCAGGTTATGCGTTAGATTTGAAAAAAGATAGAAGAGAGGAAGAGGAAGCTGCAAGAAAAAGAAAAGAAGATGTTGAATTACAACCAATTGTATCTACAGAAAAAATATCAACAGATGTTACTAAGTATGACATACACCAATTAGAAGGAGACGTTAGTCAAGCAGATGAAGATTTAATTAAAACAAAAAATAAACTTGCTAATCTTTTAAGTCCTAATGCTAAAACACCACAGGAGAAAAAAGATGCTGTAGCTGCTGCTAATAAACTGTATGACGAATATAGAAATAATCCTTATGTTATAAAAGATAATAGACAGAGACAGATATTAGAAGAGATGGATAATTTAGATAATGCTAAATTTACATTACTTAATAAACTTAATGCTGCAAACAGAGCAGGTGCTCCATATAAAGAAGCAGCAGAAAAACTTTTAAATAAACAAAATGGTGTTAGAATAGGTAAAACATTGTTTACTGCTAAAGAACTTAATGATTTTAATAATAATAGTTATAAATTTGTAAAAAGATATGAACCTGTATCTACTATGTATGGAGCTACAGCAACATCACAAATGACATCAGACATATTAAAACAATATAAAGGAACCAAGTATTATCCTATTGCACAAGCTTTATATAATAATTATAATAATCAAAGTTTATCATCAAATGAAAAAGTTATTGTTGATCAAATTAATAAAATAAGAACTAATACTTCTAAAGATGTAATGGAGCTTGCAGAAAAACAAAGACAAGCACAATCTAAAGTTATATATGATCTTAGTCCTGAGTTTCAACAAATGAATATTCAATTAAATCAAGGTAACAAGAGAGATATAAATGTTGTTGAACAAATTATAGGATTGAAGACAAAACAATATAATGACTATGGTGCATTAGATTCAACACGTCCTGATGATTTTGATCCTGAAGAACTTGGTAAAATGAGAGGAGAAGGTAAGAAACCTGCATATACATATGTTAAAAAGAAAGATGGAAGTGCTACATTAATAATTACAGAAGGAGAAGATGTTCAAAAGATTCCTTTAACTGCTCAAGAGTTTAGAAGTTGGGCAACAGATTATTCTTATGTAAATCCAATGTCAGACGTTATCTCTGCTGTACAATCTAGTAAGAATAAAACAACAAATAAAGCAAATAGAGCAGAAGGATCTACAGCTAGATATACAGGATACAGTCCATTGCTTCCTGGATTTAATAATACAAAAATAGCTTCTAAAGTTAGAATGGATATTGAAGGATCTCCTGATAACACTGGAAATGCGGATACAGATGTTTTCCAAGCTAGACTTTATTACTACAATGGTAAAGAATGGAAAGATGAAGTGTTGAACTCAGGAGGATATGTAGATGCTTCTAACTTACAGATTCTTTTAAGTCAAACAGGACAAAAAACAATAGAAACTTTATTCAAATAAATTATGCCAATTTTTGATAATGAGCTTTTAGGTAATCAATCTGATAGAGATTATAGTACACCAGATGTAGACATTAGTTCTTCTGGAGAAGCATTTAAAGAAATAGATTCTCAAATAGGAATGGATGTTCCTGGACAGTTTAGTGAACCTTTTCAAGGTATTACAGCTGACCAGGCTAGAGGTTTTAAAGGAGGATTTGTACCAATGAATGTTAACTCTCCATTTAGTATGGTTTCTAAGAGTGAACTTCTTGCTAACCAACGTTATCCATTATACGAAAGAGGTATTAATCTTGAAAACGTATATGGGTTACAACAATCTGGATTAGAACAATTAGGAAACGGTCTTGTTAAAATGGGAGCGTTTGCATTGGGAACATTTGGACAATCGTTTGCTACAATACCTAATACAGTTACATCTCTTAAGAATGGTGTAAATATTGCAGATCTATCAAATCCTGATGGATATGAATCTGCTATTGATACATGGACAAGAAATGTAGAAGACTACTTTCCAAACTATGTAACAGACTATGAAAAACAAAGAGGACTTGCTACAGCTATTCCTTTTACATATGGATCAGCAAACTTCTGGGGAGATAAGATATTAAAGAACTCAGGGTTTATGGTGGGAGCAATTTCAGGTGCAATTGTTCAAGATGCTATTATTGGTGCTGCTACAGAAGGTGTTGGTGCTATACCATTAGTTGGTGTACAACTTGGTAAAGCTTCTTTATATTTGAATAAGTTATTTGCAGGTAGTAATAAAGTTGATAGAGTGTTAGATCTTGCAAGAGCTGCAGGAAAGACTGAGCAAACATTAATGAATATTGAAAGACTTGGTCAACTTGCTGCTGCTACAAAATTAACTAATGGATTTAGATATGGAATGTCTGTATATGGATCTGCTAGAACAGAGGCAGCTATTGAAGCAAGAGAATCATACAGAACAATAAAAGAACAACTTACAGAACAATACAAGTTAGATAACTTTGGTGATGAACCTTCACCAGAAGCTATTCAACAAATAGAAGAATATGCTACAGATGCTATGAATACTAGATTTGGTATTAACATGGCATTATTAACTGTATCTAATGCTGTACAGTTTGATAATATATTTAAGTCATTTACAGGAGCACAGAAAGGAGTTACCTCTTCTACATTAGGTAACTTTGGTAATGCAGGTAAAGTGGGTCTTAAAGATGGAACTCTTGATACGTTTGAAAGAAAGCTTCCAGAAACATTTGCTGGTAAAGCTTGGGATGCTGTAAAGCCAAGAGCAATCAATATATTTACAGAAGGGGTGTATGAAGAAGGTGGACAGTTTGCTGCACAAATAGGTGTAGAAGATTATTACACTAGAAAATATAAGAACAAAGAGAGCTGGGACTTTGTTAAAGAAGCAATGACTTCTACTACTAAAGGATTGGCTGAACAGTTTGGTTCTTCTGCTGGTATTGAGAGTATGGTGATTGGTGGTATTACTGCTGCTATCACTGGACCTATTGTAGATAGAGTTACAGGTAAATCAAAAGCAGATGCTCAGAGACTTAATAGTACACTTAACATATTAAATCAATATGGAATGACAGGTGTACTTTCTGATAAGTATGAAGATACATCGAGAAGTGTTGAGATTGCAAGACAGATGAACGATGCAGTTAATTCTGGAAATGTCTTCAAATATAAAAACTTGAAGTCTGATATGTTCTTTGGATTTATAAACTCAAGAATTCCAATTGGAATGCATGATGTTACAATTGAACAATTACAAATGTTGAAAGACCTTCCTAAGGAAGAGTTTCAAAAAACATTTGGTATGGACTTTAGTAATTCAAACAAAACTACAGTTAATCAGTATGTTGATGCTTTAATAGAAAAAGCTAACAACATTAATGATATATCAACATCTATTAATTCTACATTCAACAATCCTTACAATAGAATTATAGATCCTAAGACAGACGATGAGAGAGCTGAAGCATTAAAGTATGGTATGTTTGAGAAATGGAAAACAGATCTTACATACTTCTCTTATGTTCAACAAGATTCTAATGAAAGAATAAACGAGATACAAAAATCTATAGCAGAAGTAAATCCACTTCTTACAAATGATTTGTTGACATTAGCATCTAGTGAGAAAGGATTAAAAGAGTTAAGTGAATCTTATGAGCAAAAGGCAAATATATTAAGTGAGTCTCTTGCTAATCTATCTCCTGTTGAAAGAACAGCTAAACGTGATGAGATTAAAAAACTTAGAACTCTATCTGAGAAGATAAGTCTTGCTCTGAATTCTAATACCATTGATCCTAAACTATTTAATGAGTTAATTAACTTTGAGCTTAACAACCAAGAGTTTTCTCCTTCTATAGACATGGGTGGTTTAAGAATAGATGAGACATCAGGACTTAGAGAATACGCTGAAGACTTAAACAAAATAGAAGCTAGAAAAGAAGCAGCTGCTGTTAAGTTTGATGATCTTTCTAGTGAGAAAGGGTTTGATAAATACTTTGCACAAGAGGAAGAACTTCAGAAAGAAAAAGAAGAAGAAGGTCAAGGAGTATTGTTTCCAGAAGATGAGAAGTTTGGATTCTTAAATAAGACTGGTAAGAAAGAAACATTAGAAGTTGGTAGAGAATATCAAGTTCCTGGTTTCTCTCCTGCTAAGGTTAGAAAAGCTGGTGATCAATTTAAAGTGACATCTCCTACTGGAGAAGTTACATACTATGATACTAGAGAAGAAGCTAAACAAGCTGCTGATGATCTTAATGTAGATTTATCAGAATTAACTACAGTGAAGGTATTAGCTTTAAATGAAGATGGTACAGCAAAGGTAGAAGATCTAGCTGGTAACATTCAGAACATTAATCTATCTACACTTAAAGGATATGAGAAGTTACAAACAGAAGAAGAGAAGCTAGCAAAGGATAAAGAAACTCTTGATAAACAACAAGAGAAGTTAGAACAAAGTTCTGCTACAGTGGTTACAGAAAATCCTGTAGAAGGAGAATATGTAGGTTCTGAAGACATGCGTCCAGATGCTTCTATATTATTCTTAAAAACAATAAGTCCTTCTGAAGATACAGCAGGTGAAGCTACAAATAGCATCCCACATATTGTTAGAGCAAGAAAGTTCTTAAATAACTTTAAGTTCTTTAAAAATTTAGATAAGTATAAAGTGATTCTTGTTACTCCTAATAATGCAAAAGAATTAGGACTAGAAGGTATTGTACAGCTATCTTACAATAAAAATATTACAGATCCTTTAACAGAAGATGAAACTAATGTTGAATCAGGATTTATGGCACAGGTGTATATTATGCAAACACCTGAAGGAGATTTCTTTGTTAATGAGAAAGGAGAAAAGTTATCAAAGGTTGGAGAAGAAAGTTCTACAATCCTTGATGAAGTGATATTTGAAACAATGACTTCTGCTAACCTTACTACTCAAGGTGGCTACACTAAAGCTAGAGCTGGACAAGAAGAAGAAGCTGAGAGAGCATTAGAAGCTTACAAAATATTCAGAGCTGATGTATTCAAACAAAAAGGATACACTCCATATTCATTTGATATCTCTAGAGGAATTGCTAGACAAATAAAAATCAATGGTGTAAGAGAAGATAATAATGTAGGAGTTATACTTGGTGATAATCCTGAAGATGTTATTGCTAACACAGAAGGACTTATTCAAATTGTTACAACAGGAAAGATACAACACAAAGGAGAGTTATTATCATTCAATAAAGATAAGGCTACTATGCTTATTCAGTATGGTGACCTTTTAGATTTTATTAATAATAAGAACTTAACAAACGCACAAGCTAACACTGTGTTCAGTTTAATAGAAGCTATCTCTAAAGAAATGATCATGCAATCTAATGCAGGTAAACCTGTTAAGATTAACTATGCATATTCAAACTTCTTACAGAATGTTCTTTACTGGAGATCTAAAGCTGATACTAAAACACCTAGTCAAATAGGAATAGATACTACTAACATGACATTTAATGTTGGTGGTAAAGCATTCCCATTGTCTAAAGTTTCTGAAAGCAAACAAGAGATAATGGATGTATTACAAGATGCGTTTGTTACAGTGAATAACAACACTCTTAAATTAGGTACATCTAAAAAGTTTACAGAATACAAAGCTGACCAAGATGGTAACATAACAAAAGTTGAATGGCCTAACTACCAATCTTATTTATTATCTGGAAAAAATCCTGATGGTTCTAACAGACCAACAGATCAAGTTCCATTGATAACACATACAGCTGCTCCAACAGAAACACAACCTTCTTACAAACAGAAGTATTCATACATTACAGATGGGGATGTTCTTCCTTATGATAAAGTTCCAGCTAAACCAAAACCAGCCCCTGCACAACCAACAGCACCTGGAGGAACTGTTATTGGTGCATATGAATTAAATACAGGAAAGGTTAATACGTTTGGTGAATTCAATACAGGGCCTGTATTATTTACAGGAACAGTTACACCAGAAGGATTTATTTCTGTTGATGTAAAAGGTAATGAAACAATTACTAAACTTTCTACAGAGCCACAATTAATTGCTGCAGTGGATGGTAACTTACGCGCTCTTCCAAAAGACATTGTAACAATAGATTTAGATAAGTCTACAAATGAAGACAAGGCTAAATTGTTTGTTAAGTTAAGAATAGAAGGTGAACTTGGGAAACAATTAGAAGAACAAGGAACTACTGCAGTTGCTCAACCAGCTCCTACAGCTGTTGAAGAAACAGAAGAGATTGATTCTCAAGAAACTGTTCAACAAACATTGAATGATGATCTTGGTGTAACTTCTAAAATAACTAAAAGTATATATCTTAATGGATTACATTACTTAGGTACTGAGGATGGTAAGTTCTATGTGGTACCAGATTCTAATGGTGAATACACTAGAGAAACATCAAAAGAAGTTACTAAAGAAGAGATCAATAAACCTTTCAGAACACAAGTTGAGTGGGATGAAGTGAGAGGTATATCTACTCCTGAAATAGAAGCTAAGAAAGCTGATATAGAAAAAAGAAAAGAAGAAGAGGTAAGAGCAGCTTCTAAAGAAGTATATGAAACTGGTTTCTATAAAGGTAAAGAATATAAAGGAGGTTGGATAGAAGTATCAGAAGAACTTGAAGCTAAATATAATGCTGAGTTAGCTGCTTTAGAAGACAAACCATACGATCCATCTAAAAGAAAAAGAGGTGACGATGGTCCTAGTGAATACAGAATGGTTGGAGTGTCTGATGAAGAGAGAATGACAAATGCAGAATTCGAAGAGTTCAAAGCTTGGCATGCTAAAAATGTTCCTGGTATTCCTTTTGAAGTTCTTGAAAGATTAATTCAAGTTAATGATAATGAAGAAGCTTGGGGTGTATTTGAAAATGGTATAGCTAAGTTTGTTCGTGGTGGATTGAAAGGTACAGAATACCATGAGGTGTTTGAAGGAATTTGGGCTTCTTTCTTAAGTGAAAGCGAAAGAGAAGCTATATTAAATGAATTCAGAAACCAAGAAGGACAGTTTACAGATAGACAGTCTGGTAAGAAATATGATTATTCAGATCCTGCTGTAACAGATAGAATGATTAAGGAAAGAATTGCTGATGACTTTACTGACTTTAGACTTGGTAAAATCAAAGCTAAATCTCTTCTATCAAAAATCAAAGAGTTGTTCAGCAGAATAATGAACTTCTTTAAAACGTTTGGTACTAAACCAGGATTGAAAGATGAATTATTCAAAGCTATTGATGCTGGTAAATATAAAGAAGCTAAGATATCTGAGAGAGTTAAATCTTTTGCTCCTGAGTATAGAGCTATTGCTGGATTAACTGAACAACAAACAAATGATTATGTTCAGGATATGGTTGCTCAAATGAAACAAATCATATTCAAAGAAGGAAGAAAAGATCTTTTGTTTAATCCAAATAAGATGTCAGGTGCTGATGTATTAAACATCTTAAGAGATAAATACATAGAGCTTGGAGAAATAGATGCTCTTGGTGAGAATAGATATAACCAATTACTTAAACGTTCGTTAGAGTTCTTAAAAACAATTGGTGTTACAGTGAATGCAGATGAGGTTGTTTCTATCAATGATGAAGAAAGAACTGGTAAAGAATATGCACAAGATGCTTTCTCTACAGATTGGAAAAAGTATTCTACTGGTGCATTGAAATTCTTATTGTCAACTCTTACAGAAAGACAAGCATTAAACCAAACTAATATTAAGTCTGGAACTAAACTTGAACCTTCTGTTGAGAAACTATCTGACGTAGGATTTAAGCTTTTGAACTTCAATAGAGTGTTTGTTACATTGATGGATAGATTACACAACACTAATGATGTGAATGTGTTTGCAGGTAAATTAATTCAACTTGCAAAAGAGGATGCTAACTATCTTCCTTTATTCAGAGCATTAGGTGGTAATACAACAACTCATGAATTTGATTTCCATTTGTTTGGAGAATCAGACTGGAGACTATTTATTCAATTCTTTAATACGTTCTCAAGACAAAAACCTGAAGCAGTTATACAATATACTTCTGATGATTTAAAAGTGTATTCTGCACCAGCTAATATATTCACAATCATTAATCAAACAGTTGATAGCTGGGTTGATAATATGAAAGTGATTGGCAAAGGTCGTGGAGGAATAATTACCTATGCTAGACAAAGTAAAGTTTACAGAATAAACACTGCTGCACTTGCTGATATTCCTGTTAAGAAACCAATAGAACAAATAAACTTCCTTGCTAAGCTAGGAGTGGAATTTCCTATTGGTACATATGAAGCTTTGAGTAATAAACCACAAATTATAAAAGGTAAGAAATCTTCTGAGCTTGAGCAGTTTACAGATGCTGTAAATAAAATATATACACAGTTAGGTAAGAACAATGAGTTAATGACATTTGATGCTGAGAGATTAGATATCAATGGACCATTAAGAACATTAGCTGAACTATATGTAAAAGTAAACAATCCTAATCAAGACTCTACATACTTTGGTGTGGAAGGACAACGTATTAGTTCTTTTGCAGAAAATGATGCTCCTTCTTACTTTGAGAATGATTTCAATGAGTCTAAAACATTAGATGAACTTCTTGAGAAAAGACCTGAGTTAAGAGATGTATTCTCTAGAGGAAGTCAGATTCTTAAGAAAGATGGATTGTTCTTTGATAAATATGGAAACAGAATTGCTGAGATACGTGTTGAGTATATCCAAGGAAGTAAAAACCTTTTCACAGGTAAGAATAAAACAACCGCAAAATTAGAATTAGGAGATCGTTTCATACAAGAAATGAATCAGAACATCAATGGTAAGTATTATGTTCTTATTCCTGGGGATAGTTCTACAGAGTGGATGATGAACCTAGGGAATGTTATTTCTATGGAAGAAGTTCTTGATGGTAAGTATTGGGATAAAGTGTACACTATCTATAATGGATACTTAGAAGATGAAATCAATCTTGCATTAGAAGATAGAAAACAAAACAAGTATGTAAAAGATAAAGCTCAAGAGTTGAGATTCATGAAAGATCTTCTACCTTCAAAAATTGTTGAGAAGATTGAGAAGATGATTGAAGATAATACAAAAACATTTACAGATATTCAAAAAGAAGTTTCTAAAAACAAAGAAGCAATTGATGCATCTATAAAATCTACATTTGAATCTATATCAGAAGAGACATTCAACATTCTTTTAAATAATGGAAAGATAGTTACTTATAATGAAGATCAGTATGTATTCAGAGGACTTGATACAGAGTTTATGAATAAATATAGATTGACTGGAGCACTTTCTAAAGAACAAGTGATGGAGATTATAAACTTCCTAAACTTGAACTACGAGATAAATAATATTGAATACCACAAATTTATATTTGGAGATCCATATCAATTTAAAACTGAGAAAGGAAAACTAGATGAGACTAAACGTATCAAATCTTTCTTATCTCCAAGAAGAAGAACATTTGATCACCCAGAGTTTAATAACTTCTTAAAGAGAACGTATAACTCTGTAGATGGAATAGCTCTAGACAATAAGACTCCAGGTTATCATTCATATAAAGCATATACCAACACAGCAACATTTAGTAATGTAGATATAGTTGGTAGTCTTGCTAATATAAATCCTGCATATGCTAAAGTTGATGAAACAGATGCAATGTCTTGGTTAATGGATAACACACACAAAGAGATTGCTCTTAAAGAAGGACAATGGAGTGCAGAAGCTGAAGAGTTTCATCAATGGCAAATGGCTTACACAAGACAAGCTTTCTTAAAGAAAAATCTATTTAAAACAGAAGAATTAAAAGAAGCATATGAGAATAGTCCTTTAAATGAAAGAGATGCTGCTCTTATAAAGAAAGATATTCCTAAATATAAACTGGCTGTAAGAAAACCTATTGTATCTGGAAACAAAGCTAATAAGACAGAGATTGATCTTGTATTAGATAAGACATCTCAAATGCCTCTTTACTACAATATGGTAGAAGGAACTAATCTTGAGAACATGTATCTTAAAATGTTTGATCAAGAGATTGGTTATGGCATTGTTGTATCTGGTAGAAAGGTGGGAGTTGAAACTCCACATAACATCTATAATGCAGGTGGTAAGTTTAATGAGTCTCCTATAGAGAATATTATTGAAGTGCCTTGGTCTATATATGGTACACAGGTAGAAACTATGTCTGAAGGAGAGAAGACACAAACTAGAGGTTCTCAGTTAACTAAGCTAGTTAGTATGGACCTTTACAATAATGGAGAAGCATCATCAATAGAAGCAAAAGAAGCTTACGAAGAGAACATGAAGTTCTTGGACTTGATGAATGAGAATGCATACAACACTCTATTAGAAAGAATTGGTGTAGAAGATATTGATGGAGATTTTGTAATGGCAGATGGAACTGCTGTTTCTGCTACATTAATGGCTGAGATGTTAAGAAGAGAACTTTCTGAGAATGCTAAAGATACAATTGAATTAGATCCAGAAACAAAACAATTCTTAATTCCATTTGAAGCATCTCCTTCATACTTACAGATAAAGAGTATTCTTTATTCATTGGTTAATAATGCATTAGTTTCTCCTTCTATGAGTGGAGCTCCTCACGTACAGGCACCTGTAACAATGTTTGAGAAAGCTACAGAAGGAAGAAGTGTTGTAAGAAAAGTAGATGGTCAGTGGACAAAGATCAATAAGAAACAATATGAAGCTCTTACAGAGGAAGAAAAGAAAGGTGTTGTATTAACAGATGACACTCTTAAATTCTATACTCCTGAAAGTCCATATTGTGAAGTCATGTTACCTAACTGGTTTGCTAAAGAATTAAAAAAAGGTAGATTAAAAAACTATACAGACGATCAACTTATAGACTACTTAAACAAAACACCTGATGGTAAAAAGATTCTATCAGGAATAGCTTTCCGTATTCCTACACAAGCATTATCTTCTGTTGAGGTGTTTAGAGTGAAGAAGTTTCTTCCAACCTATATGGGATATACAGTTATTGTTCCTTCTGAAATTACTAAGAAAGCTGGATCGGATTTTGATATTGATAAGTTAAACATGTACTTGAAGTCTGTATATACAGATAAGACAGGAGAGTTGAGACTTGTTAAATACTTTGGTTCTGAGCAAGCTACAAAAGACTTCTATGCTAAAACTTTTGATGAAGTTAATGAAGGTAATGTATTGAGAAAGTATGAGTTACTAGAAGCTGTTGATATATTTGCTAATGAATTAGATGATCCAAAAGGATTGTTAGTTAAATATGAAAGTGTAATAGATAGCTTGATAACTGATGAAGAAGAAAACAGTTATATCAATTACTCAAACGCACTTGCAAAATCTGAAAAAATCTCATCTGCAATAGAAAAGCTGACAGATGAAAACATGCTTGCTGTTTCAAAAGATGCTTACGTTAAGAAGATGTATAAAAAATCTTTAGAGAATGAATACTATGCTTCATTAGAAAAGATTCTTACACTTCCTGAAAACTTTAATAAATTGATTTCTCCTGTAGATGATGCAGGTCTTGAAGACATGTCTGAAGTATTAGATGATGCAAAAGGATATAATGAAGGAGATGTTAAAGCAAGACTTATCAATAGAAACTATATGACCAATATGCGTCATGCATTCATCACTGGTAAAAGATGGGTAGGTATTGCTGCAGTTAATATTACAAATCTTTCATTAAGACAGAAGTCTCAAGTGTATTTAGATCCATCTAAGGTGGCACTTCTTCCTACAAGAGAGAAAGAGTTTGTTAATGATCTTAGCATTGTTCTTCCACATAATACAGTGGATGTGAATGGTAAAAAATATGTTTCTCTATCTGGAACAATGACAGAAGATGGAAAACAATTAATCTCTCAAAGACTTTCTGGATATGCTACAGCATTCGTAGATATTGCTAACAAGCCTTTCATTACTAAGATTGTTAAGAGTGATGTGGTTGTATCTACATTCATGTTCTTAGAATCTATAGGTGCTGGTAATACAGGAATTTATTTCTTAAACCAACCTATTATAGATAAGTATTTAGAATACTTAGATTCTACAGGAAGTAAGAATGTAATGAATGAAGATGATTTAAATTATATAAAATCTTTATTCCCTACAACACAACAACAATTAAACACTACAGAGATATCTGTTAATGGTTTATTGGAGAACATTAAAGAATATGGAAAGAAAGGTAAGTTTGATCAGAAGAAGAATGCTGAGCAACAATTAATCCTTGATGAGTTTGTTAAGTATAAAATACTAGCAGATCAATTGTTTGCTTACACACAAGCTTTGAATTATGATACAACTAGATTTAGTAGTTCAGATACCTACTTGAAAAAAGATTGGGGTACAATGAATGCTGCTAACTATAACCTAATATCAAATGTAAATGATGTATTAAAAAAGACATTCATTGGAAAACTTTCAGAACTATTATCTAATTCTTATGAAGCTTTAGGAGCTGTTATGATTACAGAAAGTCCTAAAATAAAAGCATACACATTAAGTACACTTAAAAGATATGCTACAAAGAAATACATGCCTTTGAGTGACTATGAAAAGATATCTAATCTTATTAAGAATTCATTCATAGACTTTGTTATTCAAAACAATACATCCATTAGAGAAATGATTGGACCATTCCTTGTGAATAATGAAACAGCTATTGTAAATAAACTAGAGAAAGCTAAACAAAAGTATCCTTCTAATCAGTTGTTACAAGACTTTACTCCTGTGCCTAGTGATAGAGAACAAGGTGCTAAAACAATCACTCTTAAAGCAAATATCAAAGATGCATACAGTGAGAACTTGTATACAGGAATGATGAGAGAGTTAAGAGATTCTAAAAACGCAGACCTACAAGAACTATACAATGACATCATCAATGTTTCTATATTACAAGGGACATCTCAATCTGCTATTTCTATAAGAAACATTATTCCTGTAGAAGATTATGCAGCTAAGATTGCTCCAATATTCCAACAGTTACGAGCTGACGATACATTGAAAGCTTTTGAGAATGCATTGTTTGAAAGAAACAATTTCAGAAACTCAAGTGTATTCCAAGACTTTAGACCTGTTGTATGGAAACCTTTTGTTGATCGTAGAACAGGAGATTACAAACAAGAAAACTATATGTTTGATCCTATAACAGGAGAAGATAAATTGATTCATGTGTTACCTAATTATTCTATTCAAGGATTTGGTGCAGGAAGAACATTAGTAAAACTTAACGAGAAATATAATGCTTATCAGTTAAGTTCAGATTTCATTAAGGTACCTAAAGTGATTTCAGATGGTGAAGGTAAAAAATTCAATGTTGCAACAGGAACAGAGATCTCTAAAGCTGATTATGCATACATGATGAAGAAAGGTGATTTCAATCTATTTGATGCATACTATTACAAGAAAGTATATACAACATTGAAAGATGAATTTGGTAATCCTATTCCTCTTTATAAATTAAATGATAAAGGTGAGAGAGAATACTTCTATAAACTTATCAATGTATATGGAGATGGTAGCAAAGCTGTAGAGATGAATACAAACTTCACACGTTCAGTTATAGATAATGGATCAATGAGAATTCCTAATGAGGTGTCTGATGAGCAAATAGTTTCTATGATCAATCCAGGAATTGAAGAAAATGTTGTATCTTTACCAGTAGAAACACCTGCAGAAATTGTAAGTGAAGAAGTTGTAACTGAACCAGCTGTAACTGAACAAACTGAAGCAGGAGAACAATTAGATTTATTTGAAAATAAACTAACATTGAAAGATGGTAATGAATATGACAAGTCTGATATCAATGGATCTATGTTAGAAGCTATGGGTTATACACCAAAAGAAATAGGTAAAATTTTAAAACAAATTTGTTAATATGGCAACTTGTCCAAATAAAAATACACAGGAATGGAATGACTTAGTGGCTTCTCAAGGGGAGTCACTAGCTTATTATTTATGGGATAAATATGAGGGCGAAGTTCCTAGCTCAGAACTTAAGCAAACTGCTTCTCCAGAACTGATTAGTTTAATGAAGGAATTCATTAAACAAATTGGTGTGGACTATCAATTAGTTAGTGACATTGTTGTAGATGGTGTTAAGCAAGATGCTAACGGTGTTGCTCTTATAATGCAGAAACTTATTCAAGTGGTAGAAGGACAAGAGAATGTTGCTCTACCAGAAGAAGCTATGCACTTTGCTGTAGAGATTGTAAAACAAACTAACCCAAAACTATACCAACAACTTCTTAAAGAAATCAATAATCACCCTAAGTTACAAGAGGTGATTGATCTATATGGTGATAATCCATTTTATCAAAAAGATGGAAGACGTGATATAGCTAAACTTAAAGAAGAAGCTATTGCTCAAGTGTTAGCAGATAGAATGGAAGATGCTGTAGGAAGAACTTGGTGGCAGAAAATTCTTGATTGGTTGACTCCTAGATTCTTACAGTCTGGATTTAACAAAGCTTCTATGGATGTATTAGCAGGTAGACTACCTAGTGTAGAAGCTATTGATGTATCTAAAGGAAGTGCTTATTTCCAAATGACAGAAGGTGAAAGAGTGTTTGACACTATTAAACAAACTTCTGATCAGATTGAATTAGTAGATGGAAGCTACACTGTGAATGGTGAGAAGATGACCAATAGGGTGAGTGATAGAGCAAAGAAGTTCTATGAAAAATTATTTGGTACAGATCTAAACGAAGATGAATTTGTTAAAGCTGTAAACGATCTTAAAGCTGAGAAAGGTACAGAGAAACATGCTGCTCTTGAATACGCACAATCTATTTATGTAGATCCAGAAACAGGACTTCTAAGAGAAAAACCTGAAGATGACTATGACTATGTTAACTCATTAAATAATGTAGATAGAGATATATACATTGCTCTTAGAGATAACTTAAGAGCTCGTCTTAATTCTTTTCCTCCAGGAACTAGATTTATGTCTGAGGTGAGAATTGTTGATCCTAAGAAAAGTGTAGCTGGTACAATAGACTTTTTAGCTATTACTCCTGAAGGAAAGGTGAACATCCTTGACTGGAAGTTCATGGATCTTAATACAGATAGATATGATGATGTCCCTTGGTACAAAGTAAAAGCATGGGATATGCAGATGACAGACTACAAAAACATCCTTATCTCTAACTACAAGTTAAAGAATGAGGACTTCCAACAAACTAGGATGATTCCTATATTGGCAATATACACACCTGCTGATTATCAAAAAGAGATTCTTCCAAGACTTAAAGAAATAAAAATAGGAGATGTTAATGTTCAGAACATTACAGAAGACTATTTACTTCCTGTAGGTATAACACAAGAGAAAACAGGAAACAAAAGAATAGACACTCTTATTGAGAAACTAAACAATACGTATAAGAAACTTTCTGAACAAAAGGTTACTGATGCTGAGAAAGCAAATAAAGCAGAGCAATTAAACTCTCTTTATAAAGCTATTAGACATTTACAGATCAAAGGAAACATTGTACCATTAATCAATCAGGCAAAGATATTAAACAAACAAGTATCAATGTTGATGGATAGATACAAGTCTGACTTTGAAGGTAAAGAGAAAGAAGACATTCCTCAAGAAAAGATAAATGCTTTTGCTGGTTTGATTAGAATTTACCTTGAGTCACTTACTCCTTATTTGGATTTAAAACTTTTAAGATCAAGTATAGATGATTCTACAGAAGAAGGTTTAAAACTTAAGACAGAAATAAACAACACTCTTGAGAAGATTGAAAACTATATTGCAGATCTTCAAGACTTAGATGAAACCTTTGGTGAAAAATTTAATGAAACAAGTAGTACACCAGAGAAGGTAGTGAAAGGAATCAGTAAGTGGTTTTCTAACATGGCTACATTACAGATAGACAACATTCAATCTTTATATAAGAAAGCAAACAGAGCATTTGCTCTTGCTGAGATAGAAACATTGGAAGAAGTTAAAAAACTATCTAAACTAAAAGAGAACTATGAGAAGTGGGCATCATCAAAAGGTCTTTCTATAAAAAACTATTTTGATATCCTTATGAAGAAAGATTCAAACGAATTGATTGATGAGTTTGATAGACAGTTTTATGATGATTTAAAAGCTAAGATAGCTAAGAAAGATTATGCTTGGGTATTAAATAACATTGATGAACAAGCTTATAGAGATTATGTAGAAGATAAAATTGAAGAAGAAACAGAAAGAATTTTATCAAGACCTAGAGTGGGTACAGTGGAGGAAGCAAAAGCTCAAGTGAAAAAAGATCTTGCAAAGCTTTATAACAAGTATGATCTTAAAACTAGAACATCTAATGGTTGGTTATTATATGATGAAGTTAAAAAGTTTCCAAAAAGAGATAAATGGGAATCTGCAGAATGGAAAGAATTAAACAAACCAGAGAATGCTCCTGCTAAAGAATTCTATGATTATATTATTGAACGTAATAAATATTATGCAGAGATAGGATATCTACAAGGAAAACCAGCAAGAAAGTTCCTTCCTTGGATTAGAAAAGGATTTATAGAAGGACTTGCATTTGATGGAGCTACTAGAGGAATGGGTGAGCAATTCTTAAGAAACATTTCTGTGGATGAATCAGAAGCTGGATATGGACAAACAGATCCTACAACTGGTGAGTTGATTAATGTTGTTCCTAGATATTTTACAAAAGATTTTGGAGAAGGATACTCAACAGACTTATTCAAGACTATGGCTTTGTACAATCAATACGCTATTAAGTTCAAGAACTTAACAGACATTGAGGAAAGTGCATTACAACTTCTTAGAATTGAGAGAAATAAGAAATCAATCATGACTTCTAGATTTGGAAGACTTGTTAAAGAGGGTGATGATTTTAAATATGTAGACAACTCTGAGAACTCTCAATTGTTAGAAGACATGATTAAAGCTGTTGTATACCAACAGAAATATATAGAGAGTGAAGTGTTTGATGCATACCTAGGAAAGATATCTGGGTTTGGAAAAAACATAAACGATAAGCTAGGAATGAAAATATTCCCTGAAGATCTAGAAGAAAGACAGCTTTCTGCAAACAAACTTATTGACACTATTAATACACAGTTCCAATTAACAACATTAGGACTTAACTCTTTGTCTGCTATCTCCAACTTATTTGGTGGTACTGCCAATGGACTTATTAATGCTGGTAAGTATTTCACAAAGCTTGATTATGCTAAGACACAGTTGTGGTTCCTTACTAATAAAATGCAAGGAACTATATTAGGAAAAAGTTCTTTAGGTGATGATCCTAAGAAAGCATTAGCTGCTCTTGATTACTTCCTACCTTTTGTAGAAAGTTATAATAGAGATGCTGCTAAGAAACTTTCGTTAAACAAATTTGATGAGCAACAGCTTCAAGACTTCTTAATGTTTATGATGAGAAATGGAGAGCAAGCTGTACAGACATTAAACTTTTATGCTTTTCTTAAGAATGCTGTTGTTGTAGATGGAAAAATAGTTAACGCTAGAGAATATCTAAGAAAGACTGATGAATATAAAAACTTCTATGCTGGTACACAAGAAGAAAGAAAAGCAAGAAAAGATAAGTTTGATAAAGATGTAGAAGAGCTTATTGATGAGAAAGGTGTATTGAAAGTTGGTGAAGTGAAAGATGGAGAGTTTGTTATTCCAGGAGTAGATAAAAAATCTGATTCTGTTATAGAATTTAGAAGACTTGTTCAAAGTTTTACATCTGATGCTCTTGGTTCTATGAGTGAAGAGAATAGACGTAAAGCAAACATGAATGTGTATGCTTCATCAATGATGGTATTTAAAAACTGGATCCCTAGACTTGTAGATGTTCGTATTGGTAATATGAAATACAATGCTGCTTCTGATGCATATGAGTGGGGAAGAATGCGTATGATATTTGGTATGCTTACATCAGATATAATGAAATCAATAAACAGTACAAAGGCTGCTATTGGTGGAGATGGAGATGTTTGGTTAGCTCAAGTTAGAGAGTTGTACGAAAAGAAAAGAATAGAATATAAAGAGAAAACAAACAAAGATCTTGATATGACAGAAGATGAATTCATCTCTCTTGTTAATCAGAACATAAAGAATCAAGTGGCTGACCTTGTAATATTACTATCTATATCAATGTTGTTAGCAGGATTGAAAGCTGCTGCTCCAGACGATGATGAAGAAGCAATTGTAAAAAATCAATGGAAGTATTATGTAAAAGCTACAGATAAGTTAAGAGATGAGCTTTTATACTTCTATGATCCTACCACTCCATTTGATTTACTTGGTAAAGGTATAGTCCCTTCATTAGGACTTTTAGAAAACTATATTAAATTTACAAAAGAGTTTGCTCTAGAGAACTTTGGTATGATTGTAGGAGATGAGGAAATAACAGATGATGCTAAACCAATTAAATACTTAATGAAATCTTTTCCAATAGCTAACCAAGCAGCTGGGTATTTACCTATGTTTTATCCAGATCTTGCTAAAGATCTTGGTATAAAAATGCAAGGTCAGTATGGAATGAGATAAACGCTATATTATATCAAGTATTTGATATAAACCCTTTTATAACACATAATTAATATATAAATTTGCTCACATGAGAACAGCTGCAATTTGCCCAACATGTGCCACATATGAAAATGCTTTATGCATCATATACAATGGCCCTTACTTATCTAATATAGACGTTGCTCCTTTGGAGGACTTACCTACTATATTAAGTAAAATCAATACTAACTTAGTATCTAAAACAGGTACTACAGCCCCAACCATTCCTGCTACATATTTAGGACAAACCTATTTAAATGTAGCTAAGTCTATGTTTTATTTTGCTAAAGGTATTAATACAGGAGCCACTGATTGGAGTCTTGTATTATCAGTTCCTGCTACAGGAGCACCTGAGTATGCAAACAATGCAGCTGCTGTATTTGCAGGACTAAGTGTTGGTCAGGTCTACCGTACAGGAGATCTATTAAAAATCGTTCACTAATAAAGAAAAAATCAAATGAGTATAATTTGTCCACCTAAGGCTTGTCCAATTATAGTTAGTGCTTCATGTGTATTCTATGAGGGACCTAACTTGGTATGTTCAGGTGTTAGAACTAATGACACCCTTGAAGCTGTAATCAAGAAGATTGATGCTATGGTTTGTAAGGGAGGTCAGAATGGAACATCTGGGACAAGTGGCACAAGTGGTACTAGTGGCACCTCAGGATCTAGTGGAACTTCTTCTACTTCTGGAACATCTGGAACCACTGGAACATCTGGTAGTTCTGGTACTAGTGGTAGAACAGGATCTGATGGAACATCAGGAACAAGTGCTACATCTGGTACATCTGGTACAAATGGGACTTCTGGTAGCTCTGGAACAAGTGGTACATCTGGTACAACTGGATCCTCTGGGTCTTCAGGTACTAGTGGTTCTACAGGTACAAGCGGATCTAGTGGAACAACTGGAACTAGTGGAAGTGCAGGAACTAGCGGTACAACAGGTAGTAGTGGATCATCAGGTACCAGTGGAACAACTGGTGTTGATGGAACCTCTGGAACATCAGGACTTAGTGGTGACAGATATGCTACATTCTCATTTGATACATTTACATTATGTAGTGCAGGTACATTAACTGTTGAACCAGGACTTGCATATACACCAGGTCAATCAGTTGTTATTGCATACGATGCATCCAATTATCAAGAATCTATTGTAACATCATACGATCCTCTTACAGGAGTGTTAGTATTTGGTGGTGCAACTACTTGTGTTGGTGGTGGTACATATAGTAATTGGGAAATAAACTTAAATGGTGCTTCTGGAGGAGATGGTTCTTCAGGATCTTCTGGTACATCTGGAAGTACAGGGACAAGTGGTACAACAGGTACCTCAGGAAGTTCAGGCACATCTGGTACTACTGGAACATCAGGAAGCAGTGGAAGCACAGGAACTTCTGGTACTACAGGTACTAGCGGTTCATCTGGTACATCTGCCACATCTGGAACTAGTGGAACCACTGGTACTTCAGGAACAACAGGAAGTAGTGGTACATCTGGAATTGATGGAAGCAATGGTACGTCAGGTACCTCAGCTACAAGTGGAACTTCAGGTACTACTGGTACCTCAGGGACTAGTGCTACATCAGGCACTTCAGGTACAGCAGGTAGCTCAGGTACTACAGGGACCTCTGGTTCTAGTGGAACTACAGGTACAAGTGGAAGCTCTGGATCTAGTGGACTAAATGGTTCTTCTGGAGCAGCTATAGCTAACTGGTATGCAAGTTATTCTGATAGTACAAAACAAACTGTAATTGCTGCTAACACACCAACAGTTATTACATACGACACAACAGAAATAGCAAATGGTATCATCCTAGACTTTGGTCAACAGATTAGATATCCATATGCTGGTATATATGAAATAGGTTATTCATTACAGATAGAAAAGACAAGTGGTGGAACTGCTACTGACGTTGATATATTCTTAAGAAAGAATGGAACAGACATAGTTCGTACAGATAGTATTTTAGAAATAAATTCAAACAATGGTAAAAACTTACCATTTGTATCTGTTATATTAGAACTACAAGCTAATGATTATTTAGAAATCTTATTTGCATCTGTATCATCACATATACAGATTACAGCTGTTCCTGCTCAAACAAGTCCTTATGTTCACCCTGCAGCACCTTCTATTATTGTTGTAACAAAACAAATAGGTGTTTCTGTAGGAAGTACATCTGGTTCAAGTGGAACTAGTGCTACCTCAGGTACCACTGGTACATCAGGAACATCTGGCTCTACAGGTACAAGTGGCTCTTCTGGAGTTGATGGTACTAGTGGAAGTAGCGGAACTAGTGGAAGCTCAGGCACATCAGGAACTGATGGTACAGGAGGAACTAGCGGTACTTCTGGTACAACAGGTACAAGTGGTGTGAGTGGAAGTAATGGTACATCTGGTAGCTCAGGCTCTTCAGGCTCTTCAGGAACAAATGGATCTTCTGGTATCGATGGTACATCAGGTACATCAGGTACAAGTGCTACTAGTGGATCTAGTGGTACAAGTGGTACCAGTGGTACAGATGGTACAGGAGGTACTTCAGGGACTTCAGGAACATCAGCAACTAGTGGAACTAGTGGATCTTCTGGAATAAATGGAACAGGAGGTACAAGTGGCACTAGTGGAACCAGTGGAATAAATGGTACTTCTGGTACTAATGGATCTGCTGGGACAAGTGGAACATCTGGCTCTAGTGGTTCATCAGGAACAACAGGTACATCTGGAACAAGCGGATCTACAGGAACAAGTGGTACTTCTGGATTACAAGGAGATAAGTATGCTACTACATCTGCTACATGTTTCACATTAGGAAATTCAGGAACATTAACTGTTGGAACAGGGTTAGCTTACACTGTTGCACAGTCTATCATAATAGCATTTGATGCTAACAATTATCAAGAGTGTGAAGTTATTTCATACAATCCTGGTACAGGTGTTTTAACATTTGGTGCTCCAACAAGAACTGTTGGATCAGGAAACTATTGTGCATGGAGCGTAAACCTTGATGGTGCTACAGGAGGAAATGGTACCAATGGTACTTCAGGAACCAGTGGAACATCAGGATTAAACGGTTCAAATGGAACTAGTGGTATTAACGGATCTTCAGGTACTTCTGGCACCACTGGAACAAGTGGAACTACAGGAACCTCTGGGACAACTGGTACTTCTGGTTCATCAGGTACTTCTGCAACTTCTGGTACTAATGGTACTGGAGGAACATCTGGAACTTCTGGATCTACAGGAACTTCAGGCTCTAGTGGTACTTCAGGTACTAACGGAACTGGAGGTACTAGTGGAACTGCAGGTACATCTGGTAGTGCTGGTTCTTCTGGAACTAGTGGTACAACAGGGACTAGTGGTACAAGTGGATTCAATGGAACTTCTGGTACCTCTGGTATAAACGGAAGTAATGGAACTAGTGGTACAGCTGGAAGCTCTGGTACATCTGGCACTTCAGGTGTCAATGGAACCAATGGTACAAGTGGAACGACTGGTACTAGTGGGACTTCTGGTACAAGAGGTACATCAGGAACCTCTGGTGTGAATGGAACAAATGGAACTTCAGGTACTGCAGGTTCAAGTGGTACTACTGGTACGTCTGGTAGTAGTGGAATTAATGGAACTAATGGTACATCTGGTACCACAGGAACTAGTGGGACAAGTGGGACCTCTAGTATACCTTGTTCAAGTTGGAGATGGGAAATTTCTACAACACCTTCTTCAGGAAAATTCTATTTTAATGGTGGAAGTATTGGAGGTGATCCAGCTACATTATATATTTCAGAAACAAGTACTACAAGTGTTGATTTTCAAGCAATACTTACATCGGCAATAATTAATAGTACAATTTTAATAACAAATAGTGTTTCACAATATTGGTATTATACAGTTACATCTTTAACTGATAATGGTACTTATTCTACAATTGGACTAACATTACAAACTTCTAACGCTTCTGTAGTTCCAGCTGTTAACGATACATACAGATTTTGTTTCTTAGTAGGAGCAAGAGGTGCTGCTGGTTCTAGTGGTACTTCAGGTAGCACTGGAACTTCTGGAACTTCTGGGTCAAGTGGTATTTCTCCAACAGGATTAGTTGCTTCTAATTATGTTGCTAAAGGTGTTAAAGGTGGTTCTTCTCAAACTATACCAAATGCTGCTGATACTGTAGTAACATTTGTTGATGAATTTGATCCACAAGGATGGATAACGTCTAATAAGTTTCAACCAAACATTGCAGGATATTATATTATTCAAGTAGCTGTGTGGTGGAACCCTGCTTCAACTTCATCAGGACAAAACAATATTCAGCTTAGACAGAATGGATCTACACAAGTAGCTATTCAACAAACACCACTTATGACTGCTGATGGATATGGTCAAGAGATTGATATTATTGTATACTTTAATGGTAGTACAGATTATGTTGAGGTTACTGCTTATAC